ATGAACCTCTGGCTCTGGCTCAAGGAACAGACGATCTGCCGCTGGCGTGGCCACCGATGGGGCCTTCCAACCGGCGGCCCCGGTGAACCCGATCCCCTGTATTTCGCATGCATAATCTGTGGTTGGAAGTGCGACGGCACAGCCATGCTCGACTACAAGCGCGAGGCCCTCCGTGACGCCATCGTCCGGTGGGTATCGAGCGCCGTCATGAGCACACTCGTGCTGTGGATCTTCGGTGTTGGCGCGGTGCTCTCCATCCTCAACTTGCCCTTCGAGATCGCGCAGGCGGACTTCGATGGGACGATGGATTCGTTGATCAGCGTCTCGTTGTGGGCCGTCGTCTACACGCTCCATCGTCGCCTGCGGAACTGGAAGGAGAACGGCTGGTGACGTTGCTGCGCCGGCTCGCGTTGCGTTGGTTATGGTCGAAGGTGCCTATGCCGGGATGGGCTGCGCCGTATGTGCTGGGGTTCGCCTTGAACAGTCGCCCGCGGAGAGTGACGTAATCTGGTGTCAGCCGTGGAAAGAGTTTCTGTTGATCGTCGTGCCTGATTCAAAGGATTGGTGATATGAAGCTCCGCTGTCGTCTACGCCTGCACGGCTTGGCCCGCGTCCACTACACGGAAGAGTGGTTCTACATCGTCGAGCGGCCCTGCACGCACGCGAATTGCAAGAACAAGAGTCACGGCCTACAGCAGGGATTCTCCGCGCTCTACCGCACCTGTTTGGATTGTGGGCATTGTTGGTGGGTGACATCCAGATGGGGGCGCGAGCCCAACGTCATCGAGAAAGAACAAGAAATCGCGCGTCCGGCCTATGCGCCTCCAGCGCGACTTGGTTCTAATCGCACAGCACCATGAGATGGCAACCGATCAATACAGCACCGAAAGACGGCACCGCGATCTTGGCGTGCAGGCAAGACTACGGAAAGCGGCAGGATCTTGGCGCCCACCCAAGAGCAGTTCGCTGGGGCAGTTTTTACGGCTCCGGCGCGCAGACATGGCGTGACAGGGACGGCCGCAAATACGAAGCGGGCTTCCTCACCCACTGGATGCCGCTGCCCCCGCCACCCGAGGAGGAATCATGATCGCGCTACACACACCGGACGGAAACGACCTCTATCTGCGGCCCGAGGCGATCATCGTCGTGGAGACGCGAACGTCCTACTCCGAGGGGACAAAGACGGCCGTCGTCGTGGGACAGGGCGAGATCGGCCGTACGTACATCGTGAAAGAATCCGCGCACGATGTCGCCATGATGTGCGGCCGGATCGTGAACGCGGCCGCCTTCCGTTAGGAGACGTAGATGGCTTCCGACCTAGAACACGCCCTTCGCCTCTGGTGTGAACAACACTGGATGCCCTACTTCCAACGCCTCGGTAACGGCGTTGCGGCCACAGCGTTGCTCCAGGAGCGCCTGTTCAACGACGAACGGTTTGTGCGCGAGTTGGGTGGTGTACCGAAGAAGATGATCGCCCCCGATACCCGGCCCGAGAAGGTACAGGAGGTGCTGAAGAAGATCGCGCCGGCCTGCTGCTACCTCGGCGACGAGACCATGCGTGAGATTGAGATGCTGGCTGCGGAGAGCCTCCCGCAGGACGTGGAGCCGGGGCTGGAACCGCAAGAGCTGGCGCAACTTGACGTGATCGCCTTCCAGATGTGGTTGGCTACGCGAGGGGGGTTGACGCATTGACATGGTGCTGGCTCCGCGGACATAAGTTCCTGCCCTTCAACCGGGGCATGGAACGGCGTAGCCAACGTTGCGTTCGGTGTGGTCGAACACGCGCCGAACTCTTCCCCGACCGCTACCGCCGAGTGCGCCGAGTGCGCCGACTCCTGCGGCGGCGCTAGGAATATTTTGAGCGAGGTACACTGACAACATGAGAATGCGATGCAAGCCCACGATCGTGATAGTGAGCCGGCCCGGTGATCCAACCCCCCGCATGCCGCTTGCGTTTGAGGGGCCGGCCGGGACAGTGTTTCTTTCGAACGGGCAAGTCCTTAACAAGCCGAAGGGATCGCGCTGAATGTGCTGTCTCAAGGACGGCTTCTTCGCACCGAGCTGTTGCATCATGGATGCGAGTGACGAGGATGGCGACATCGATAACGGATCAGGGACTCCTGAACGAGTTTCGCGGACGGCTGGAACACCAGCTCATTCGGGCACGACTTCATCGCACGCATTGCGCTCGGTACGCGCAGCGGCTCGCGTGGGATCATCCCGAGGAAGGGCCACGCTGGGTGCCGGCGTGTGAAACGTATCGCCTGGTCTCACGCGCCATCGCCGATTCGTACCTGACGCTTGTTGGGATCGGCCACGCAACCACGGCTGACAAGCTGATCCACGACTGGGAGGAGGGAAAACTGTGAGCGACCTGACACTTCGCGACATCGAGTACCGGCTCGGGTACGCCGTGCGGGACATGACCAATCCTGACGAGCGCATTCAGAAACAGGGCATGGCCGCAGCCAATGACCTCTGGCAGGAGCTGCAACAGCAACGCGCACCGAGACCACAGGGGCACGGCGGCAGCGCCAAAGTCATCAACATCCTCGCATGACGGGTCGTGTTGCCGTCGGACAGGTCTGGGAGGATCGCGACCCGCGCATGCGGGGCCGTCGCGTACGGATCGTCCGCCACAAACCGCCATACGTCTACGTGGAACTGGACACATCGTCCACGTGTGCCTGCCCGCGGCAAGCGCAACGCAGTCGCCTGCGTATCGACCGCCTGTTATCCGGGAGCGCGCGTTTCAAGCTGGTGACCGACTGATGTGCGTATGGGGAGATGTCGTCGAGATTCGGCCGCCGTCACCCTGCCTCGCGCCCAACCGCATCCGAAACACCACAGTCAAGGTGGATCGCTGTCTCGTCGAGGCGGTGGGACTGCTATGGGCCGCCGGCTATGCTACTGTTCACGCCTGCTGCGGACACGGGGATGGCCCTGGTGACATCAACGTCGTTGGTCGAGTCGGGGGTGATCAACGCGACGATCGACGTTGAACACGAACGTTGCCGCGCGCCCGGCGAAATACAACTCTGTGATCGCCGAGGCATAAGACGCACGGCGCCAGAGGGCAAAATCGTCAAAGCAGTATAGGCAGACCACGCGTTTTCGAAACTGCTCCGGGACAATCTCCGTCCACACGGCGTCCGGGACGTGGAAATCGAACTTGTCGGGGCGACCACACACCTTGCATGTCTGTTGACCGGAGATGGTGGGAAGGTCGGTGGGATCTGCGGTGATGATGCCGGCTCGCGTTGCCTGCTCAAACCGGCGCCCTGCCTCCCAGCCCGCGTTAAACAACCGGCGAAGGAGCGGGTTATCGAGATCAGAGATGGGAACGCGGGCTGGCTGCGCCTGGGCACGTTCCGCGACGAGATCCCCGACGCTGATCAGGAAGGAACGTTCGGCGTGAGAGGATTCGCTGTTGCTCATGTGTTGGGCCGCCGGCCCGCGCCGTGGGCTGCAAGACCGGCGGCCACCTCTCCGCGCCGGTTCGCCCCCCGCCTGGCGAGACCGGCTCGTAGAAAAAGACTATCACGCCTCGAAATATTCTAGTAGGCGTAGCGCGGCCCGCGCGCGACAGGACTCGCAGACGTAGATGCAAACCTCGCGCCAATGCCCGTCGAGTGCCCAGTCAACATAGACCGTACAGAGGCAGTCCGGGCCATTCTGGGCGCGGAGCTGCTGTGTCTGGAATCCCTCGGGAAGATCGGCCCGCGGCGTCAGCGCTGCGCCTCGTGGCCGGTCTCATCCACGGAAGCGTTTTCGGGTGTATCAGCGATCTGGCAGACCGGACAGAGCGGAACATGCGCATCCGGGCGCGTGAGGGAGTTCCGTTCCCGACACGTGTAGAGCAGGCCCGCCGGCGCGCCACCAGAGACCGTACGCCACTCATCCTCAACTTTCCACAGACGATAACACGGGAACGCCATCACGAACTCTCCTTGATGTTTGGACACTCGTCTGGTCGATGAAACTGCGTAATTAGCGAGAGCGGGGCGCCGTAGCCGTAATCGACGGTCAGTTCGAGACCGCTCCCGAAGTCGGCGACTTCATGAACGAGACCGATCATGCCGCCATCGCGTACGTGCGTGGCGAATGCGTCGTCAAGTGGAAGTCCTGGCTCCTCCCAATGGAGGCAGATTTCCTTGCCGATCCAAGCACGGGCTTCTTCCTCCGTCATGACGTTGCCAACCATACAGCTACCACGGAGAGGATGAGGAACACGACTATCGCGGCGCCCGCTGCGTCTCCGTCGATCATCGCGTCTCCGGGATCAGGTCGAGGAATTCCGAGACCGAATGGACAACGGCGCCGCCGTTGTCGCGGATGGCTGGGTGGTGACCATCATTGTATGGATACCGAAGGACGGCGGTATGCACCCCGGCACGTAGGAGCAACAGCGCGTTGTCGCCGTTGTCCTCAATCGCGTACTCGGCGTGGATCTCCGCTGCGATCTCGTCCTTGGGCTCGCGCGAACAGATCAGGCGATGCGACATATGCCCGAGACCGTGATGACGAAGCCACGCGGTGGTTACGTCTTTCACGCCGTCGCCCGAACGGTTGGTGACGTAGTACACGTCCCCCAGTGCGCGAATGCGGAAAACCTCGTCGTGCGTGAGAAGACACGGTAGATCGAACCAGAACATGGCGTCGGCCCGGATCGCCTTCCACAGCTCACGATCCATCTCGTCAGTCCATGTGGGAACGGAGTGCTGCCAGATCCAGGTTTTCGCCTCATGCGGAGAGCGCGGCAAGTGACCGCGGATCTGCGGGAAGAGGCGTTCCGCGAGCTTGGTTGCCGGCGCGTTGAAATTGCCGATCACGGCGTCGATGTCGAACATGACAGTGGGCGGACGCATGGGATGCTCCTGTGCTAGACCGAAACGATGTGGAATGGCCCGCGCACGCCGTTGGAGTATGTTTCGGCTGCTTCGAGCGCGCGCCGCACCTTCTCCTCGGGCGTGTAGGCGGTCTCATGCAAGATGCGGAGCGCACCGAGCGCGTAGGAGTCGCCACAGCCGACGGCCGAGTACGGCACGACCATCTCGCCGACCTGGTAATCGTCCTCGATATAGAACAGGCGCCCGCGGTGGCCGACGAGGAACGTACCCCCCGTCTCACGCTCGGACTTCTTCTCCGCGAACCCTCCCTCTTTCAAGCACTTGCGCAGCGTGTCCACGAAGTCCGTGACCATGTACTCCATCAGGTCGGCGTCGTCCTTGTGAAGCGGCGGCTCGAACGCGTAGCGGAGGAGTTGACCCATGCGAAACGAGGTCGTGAACCCCATTGCAAAGCCGTCGTTCACGAACACCTTCTGGTCGGCGCGGACGTGAAGGTCGTAACCGCTAACGCCGGCGGAGTCCCCGCCGATGTACACCTTCTTGGTTTGCTGGTCGATGTATCCGACGATGGCGGTCATGCTGCGCACTCCTTGAGAGACTGTTTATAGGTTCGGTTAGCAGTGCTACACGGGTCACACCGACAGCCGTAGCGGACGTACATTGAGCGTGTGCCGTGCTCAGGAAACCCGCGCTCCCGCACACGCAACGGGTGTTCTGAGTGAAACCTCAGCATCGCGTCGATCTTCTCGCCTCGACGTTTTCCCATGAGCGGCCGCAAGGCGTTGATTAGTGAGACGACCTCGCGCCGATTGCCGAGTTCCCAGCGCCATAAAGGTTTGTGTCCGGGTCGCCCTGGCTTCTTTCGATGAACTGATCCGATGCCGGTGAGATGATGGAGTCGGCGCACTACATCCTCGTCGGTCATTGAGCAAACAACGACGAGGTAGCCGCGTGCGCCAATACGAAAGCAGCCCTCCCCTTCAAGAAGTCCTGCCACCCAAGCCGTCTCTTCTGGTGTCACACGTTCTTGCCCTCCACGCGTGGCGGAGTCGCTTCACGCCCCAACCTAGCGAGTCTCCGAAAATTTTGCACGCGGACTAGCAATATTTCGGGATTTCGGCCGATATTGTCAGTATGAAGCACTTACTCCTCGCCGTCCTGCTGGCCGCCGCGGCCGCCCTCGCTTGCACGCCCTTCGTGACCCCGACCGGGCTGCACGTGTACAAATCCCCCAACGGATGCACCTCGGACGGCCAATGTCCCTTCGGAGGGCCGGCTAACTTCTACTGGGCGCCGACGCGCGAGATCGTGCTCGTGCCGGGCCAGCCACTCAAGGTGGCGGCCCATGAAACCTGCCACGGCCACCAGCACCAGGTCATCCTGAACGAGACCGGCGCCGAGCCCCAGCCGGGCGGCCCGCCCCCGAGTGCCGTCGATCTCCACGAGTGGCTCACGACCACCGAGGCCGCGGCCTACCTACCCGTGGTGGCGGCCGCGGATGGTGGCTTCCCGGCATGGGGACGCCGGGACACGGCACTCTGGCTGCTTGAGGACTTCGCCGAAGCCTGCGGCCGGTTCCTCGCCGACGACCCGCGGTTCCCGCTCGATCCGGGCCGGGCCGCCTTCTTCGAGGGGATGGGGATGCGCCGAGGCAGCGCGATTTTGCTCGTACCCTGATATTTAGCCTCGGGCTAAGTGTCGTTTCCACGCGGGGTGTTATGCAGTTCTGAGATGTCGGCGTTGTTGGCAGGTTGGCGAGTGGAACCTGTTATGAATTCTTCAAGGGTCTGTTGTTTGTCGGCCTATAAAGCAGATCCGATTCTCACGTGCATACCCGGTAAATGATAGGATCTCTTTACAATTACGCGTGATCTACGTATGCTGTGTGCGCCAACAAACAGCCGACATGGCGAAATTTCATAACACCCTATAGACTGCCCCCATGCTCTTCTACACGCTCTCGGATGGGCATGGTCACGTGAAGGTCGGCATTACAACCGATACCGGCCTTCGCGCACGCGTCCAGTCTCTCCAAACGGGCAACCCCTACCCGCTGGAGCCCATCATCTCCGTGCCGGGTTCAACCGACCGCGTACGGGCATTGGAGCGCCAGTTCCTTGCAAAACACTCCCGGATGATGGGCGAGTGGCTTCAGGAGACTCCTGAGCTGCTGCGGGATTTACACCAAGCCAGCGGTATCGAGGAATGGTTCGACCATGCCGATCTGGCGAATTATCAGCGTCAACAGGACACGGCCCGAGAGGTACTTGAAGACGCGGTTTCCTCGGCGCGACTTCCTCGCGGCGGCAAAGCGACGACGGCATACAGCATTCTTCGCGCCCTTGTTATGCACGGCGCCCTTTCGCGGCGCGACTTACAACGGCGTCTCGCTCGATCCGGCAGAGCTGTCTTCAACGATGCATTAGATGAACTCCAGGGGTGGGGTGTGATCGTCTTCCGGGACGGGAAATTCCAACGCTGTTAGAACGGCCGTTCGTGAAAACCCGGATCGATCCTCAGGGGCACGTCACCTTGCGCGATATTTTTCGTGGGCCTACGCTGGTGAGAGCCAAGGAGGATGTCATGGAACCCCTGATTGCCGCAGCCGCCATCTCGATGCCGTTCATCATCGCACTGACCGAGGTCGTCAAGCGCACCGTCCCCGAGATCCCGGCGCGCTTCAACGCCGTCATCTCCATCGCCGCCGGCTTCGTCTGGACGGCCATCACGATGAACTGGTCGCCTGTGAACGGGTGGCAGGAGTTCGCGACGATCAGCGTGGTCTCCGGCCTCATGGCAAGCGGCCTCTACAGCGCCGGCGTTAAGGCGGTCGTCGAGAAGGTCGCGCCGACTAAGTAGACGACGTTCCCCGGCGTCCGCCCCTTTGGTGGGGTGAACTGCCGGGGCTATTTCCACCCGGACGAGGTGCCACCATCATGAAGCCGCATCCAGAGCCAACAGGATGGCGTCGGCATCCAGAGCCAGCAGGATCGCCCCGGCGCCCGGTGGAGCCAACCAGACCTGAGAAGCTCCCTGCGGACGATGAGGACTCATTTCTCGTCGTTCGTATCACAGAGGTCGAGATTAGAGGGAGGGAATGATGCCTGACACACCTGAAGTTCAGGACGCCGAGGAACAGGTACCCACGGAGGAGTCAAACCCGGTCGCCGACGCCCTGGCCCGCGGTCAGGAGACGGTTGACGCCGCGGTGGAGGACGCCGCCGACGCCGTGCGGAAGGCCACGGAGGAGGATGCCTCAACGGAGTCAACTCCGCCCGCGCCCGATCCCGCACTTGTCGGCGGCGGCCCGGATGCCGCCGGCGAACCGACGATGCGCGTTCAGGGCACCGCCCCGTGGGGGACGGGAGGCTTCAGCCTTTCACAGCACTCGCGCTGTCTCTCCGCGGCCCAGGCCGCAGACTACACGCGGATCGGAGCGGACGCGCTGCCGCAGGCATGTCGTGACGGACACACCATTCGCTGACCGGATCACGGTCACCAACCGGCGCTACGCGCCTGTCCACTCGGGAAATCACGTCCGCATCCATGTTGGACGCCCATCACCGCTTGGAAATCCCTACCGGATAGGGTTGGACGGAAATCGTGCGACGGTCATCAACCGCTACCGCACCTGGCTCGCGCGCGCTGCCGTAAACGACCCGGCTGTCCGCGCGGAGCTGACGCGCATCATCCACTTTGTGTTTGAAGGCATGCCCGTGGATCTGGAGTGCTGGTGCGCGCCGGCGGCCTGTCACGCGGATGTGATCCGCGAACTCGTGTTGCTACGGCTAGAAGAGCTGACTGAACCCGTGGATGACGGCGCGGCCCCAGTGCTGGTAGGTGGCGGCGAGGCTCGTCAGTAGGGTGAGCCCGATCACGCCGATTGCCCAACGGATGGGGGAGAGGTTCAGGAGCTTGACGCCCAGTGAGGTGAGCAGCTCCGTCCGGTCGGCCTTCGAGCTGATCGCGGTAGCCACGACCTGCTGGTGACTGAAAAAGGCTTGGGACAGCTCGGCGCGATATGCCTGCGCTTTCTCCTGCTCCTCCGACATAAACTCTCGGAACTCGTCGAGCCGATGATTGGTGGCATCTACCAGCGTGTCCATGCGTCCAGTCTGGCGATCGACCTTATGATCAACGCGGCCGACGGCGCCCTCCAGCCGTTCGAGGCTGCCGAGGATGACGCCGAACACATCGCCGGCTTCCTGGCGTGGCTGCCCTATCGGCTTGTTCTCAGGTTCCTGTGGCCGGGCATCTTCTGCCATCACGCACCTCGAAGCGATCGGTGTGATCCGATGCATGTATTCTATCCCGGCTCTTGCGATATTTTGGCCCCCCACCTACGCTTCAGTACATGAGTTTTCTTCGGTTTGTTTTGCGACACCAGGCTACGCGGCTGGCAGGCATGCTGATTTTGGCAACGACCCTGATCATCATCGCGGCCGGGCTCTTCGTTACCGCTTGGGACGATGCACCGGAACCCGCCGATCCGTACCCACTCGACAAAGCGTGCTACACGATTCACGACCGCGCCGGTAACACGTTCAAGTCGTGGTTCGCTCCAACACTGACCGCGGACGGCACGGGTATGGTCTGGAACAACGACCACGCGTGGGGCATTGTGCTCGGCGCCGCGTCATTCGAGGTCGATCGCGACTGCCTTCGCGAACGCTACCCGGACAGACCGGGGTTAGTACCACCCCTTCAAGGCTCGGACTACTGATGGACACCTGTCGCTACTTCCACGGATTACGCTCGACCTGCCTCCGCATCATTGAGCACGTCATCGACAAGAACGGTGTTCCCACGCCAGTCTGCCGACACCACTACCTGCGGTTCTGTCGTATGTCTCGCTAGGAGGTTCCATGCTCTCGATCATTCGCGAGTGGGCCGATCCACTGCTGCTCGTGTCCGGTATTGGCTTTGCCGCGTCGCTCGCACCGACCATTGTCCACCAGTACCGGCACAAGGCTTCCACCGTCCCACTCGGAACGTCGGTGACCACCGCCCTCTTGCTCCTTCCCGTGCTGACCATTTCTCTCGCGTTTCACTGGTGGTTTGCGCTCGCGGCTAATGTCGCCACAACCACGCTCTGGGTAATCGTCGCCTATCAGCGCTGGCTGTATGCCTGGCAGCATGGCCCACACTTACCCGACGTGTCCTTCCGCACCATCAACGAGGCTCGTATAGAACGTGGGTTGCCACCTCTCACACACGATCGCGGAGCACCGTGATGGTGCGCGATCGCTACCCCGAGTATGTCGGCCTCAAAACCGGCGGACACGCACGCGAAGATCCGCCGCTCGTCTTTCCGGGTACCGGCACCGCACCCGGCGGAGATGGTGCCTTGTTCTGGCTTCGCCAAGGTGGGTGTACAGAGGGGTGCGGCGCCTGTTGTGAGGCGATGGTCTTACCAATAGCGCCCGCCGTCCCGGAGATGATCGATGGTTTTGCCGGCGACGCGATCTCGATCGGCCTTCCGGTCGCCGGCTATGTGAAGAAACGCGAAGGGTTCGACGACTGGGAGCGTTGGCTCAATCTCCATGACGTGTTCTTGTTTGAGGAGGACGGTCGGCTCTGGGCTGGTCTCCCTGTTGGTGGAGAGACACCCGCCCCGTCCGCACCGGCACCATTCGCCGACTTTGAAGCATGGTTGTCCACACGCGGCGTGTCTCTTATTCAGAAGCAGGGCGCTGTGCTGGCGCACGTGCCGCTGAAGTGTACGGAGCTGACCGCGCAACGCACGTGCGGGATCTATGGACAATCACAGCGCCCGCAGATGTGCGCTACCTACCCGATGCATCCGTTTGACGTGGAGGGGTTGGAACGTGTCTGCACCTATCAGTTCGTGCCGATAACGGAACTTCAGCCAGTCTCCAGAGCTGAACGCAGGCGCCTACAACGACGGAAACGATGAGCACTGGGGAGATTCTCTATCTCGTCCTCGTGGGATTCATCCTCGTCTGGGTGCTGGACATCTTCGGGGTTTGGTGATGATTGACGACGAACGCGAAGACGAAGAAGAACGAAGCGAAGCCTCGACACCGGGTCGCTTCGCGTTTCCCGGCATGGGCGCGCTCGATCGGTGGCGCGGGCGGCGGCCGCCTCGCATCGACCCGAATAAACCGCGGATGATCTATCAGCCCCACTTTCGCGTTGTGACCTGGCAGGGAAGTCCCGACGCACACGCCACGGCTTCTTGTGAGTTCCCGTACTGCAAGGTTGATGCACACGGTGAAGGTACGCACAGCGAGGCCCGACCTGCTGGATTCAGTTGGGAGGAAACGTACTTCCCAACGCTCGCGGATGCGCTTCAGAACCAGGCATTCGCCACCTGGTATCAGAACGGCGGTCAGGAAGTGATGGAGCGCGGTCGCATGGAAGTACGCGATCCCCAATACTTCGAGGGCAGAGAACCGCCACTTCCCCGGTTCAACTTCCTGATCGCGGAGCACCAACACGAGATGACGGAGACGGAGATCCGTGCGTACTTCGCGACTGGTGAGGTTCCTAAGAGACTTCGCCGCCGCGGGCGCGCCAAATCTCCCCGGCGCCGTTCACCAACCGAAGGCGTGTAGCCCAACGGCAGAAAAGTGGAATACACAGACCGCTTCAGTGCTTCGTTCGCGTCGGAGTCGCGCCCACCAACTTCCGTGCCTGTTCATATAGCCTGCGGGGCACGTCTTTGAATTCCATGTTGCGGAGTGTGTGCTCGTCCGGGAGTTTAAGCCGCTCCGCCAGCTCTTTGTGCGAGAGTCCGGCGAGCTGGCGGATCTCACGCATCAACGCACCTGTGACGCGCTCTTCATCTTCAACATCTTCCGTGGAGATGGTGGGGGTTGGTGGCACGGTTCGACGTTCATATGGTTTGCAGGGATCGTCATGTGACGCTGGTAATCCACATTGACAGAGCTGACGGACGCGTGGCGCACCCCATTCGCGAAGGTCGATGGTGAAGTTCTTGCGAAGATGTTCGTCGTTGGCATGTACCGGCAGGAATGTGCAAATGCCGCGGACGCGGATCTGCCCGGCGCAGTTCTGGCGGCCCTTGTTTGCGTGGAGTCCGAAGAACCAGCGGTCACATTGGCAGACCGGACAGTAATGGCGCACCATCCTTCGCGGCCTGCGCGAGTAGGTCAGGATCTCCCACCTTGCGAACGCACTGAATTCACGTACGGCCCGCACCATGCCGTAATCTTAGACTCACGGCTGGAAGTCGTCAATAATTTGACCGTCTAGGCCAGAAGTGAAATACTATGAGCGTGACGGGTGATTCAGACAGCCAGGAGTCCAGGCCGCTCGGGCCGCTCACTATTGCGGAGCTTTACAAAAAGCTGGCGGAGGGAGCACTGTCCGATATTGAGGCCACCGTTGCACGTGTGGCTCTTCGGCCGCAGGCGCTCGCCGCACTGCGACGAGAACGGATTGCCGAACTCGTCTACTTCGGTCTCACGGACGACGAGATCAAACTCGAATTTCTCCTTGACCCGGAGTTGCGCGTTTACCTTCAGACGTTCCAGGGCACAAAGAAGACGACGGACACGCTTGCGGCGGAGATCCGCTCCGAACGCAAGCGCCGAGAGACAGGAGGTCTTGAACCAAAGCGTCAGGACTTCCGCCGGATCATCCTCCGACAGCTACGCAAAGTGGAGTCGCAACTTGACCACGTGACGCCTGCCGGCAAGCGGCCGCTTTTGGATCTGGCGGTCAGCCTCGCGCGCGACATCGGCCGGTTGGACGGGGTGATTCATGACTCCCCCGGCCGCGCGCCGCAACCCGTCCACCCTCGCGGAAAACCGCCCGTTCCAGGCGCTGCAACTCCGACCGGCGACCCGGCGCCGATCGGAGATGACGATCCGTTAGGGATGCTCGCTGATTACGAGGTGGACGACGATGCCCCATCTTGAAACTGTGATCAAGAACGAGCGCCGCGATTCAGTAACGATCAGGATCACCGATCGAAACTTCACTGTCCGCGGAGCCAGCCCGACAGCGCCAACCGACCAGCTCACTCCCGGAGCGAGTCTTCACCTCATTCTCCGGGACGGCGAAGAGATTGTTCTTCTTGCTGAAGGCATCACGATTCGACGCATGTCATGACAACCCCACGCACGGTCGATGAACTGACCGCTGCCTATCCGCCCATCTACAAGCGCGAAGGCAACTTCATCACCGTACGCGCGAGGAAACGGAAGATCGGCGACGAGCTATACCCAGTCCCGTACGACAACGAGAGCCCGAAGCGCCTCCACGCCGGCCAACTCCCGATTTGGTATGCCCGACAGCGCCATCTCTTCATGATCGCTGGGACGCAAGGCGGAAAATCTTACATGGGGCCGCTCTGGATGTGGCGGCACATTCAACGCGCGGTCAAGCGGTATCCGAACGCCACGAACTCGTTTGGCATTGTCGGCCCGACGCTCGGTGACATCCAGCGTCGCGAGGTCGGGGTCGGCCGCATGATGCAGTTCTTTGAAGACGTGTTCGGATGGAGTGACGAAATCTTCAACGCCCGCCTGCTGACCATCGATCTCACGCGCGTCGGTATTCCAGCCTACATCTACACGGGCTCGGCCACACATAAGCATCGCCTTCAGGGTGCGCACATGCACGCCATCTGGATCGACGAGGGTGGACTCTTCAGGACGGAGGGGCCGTACTTTGAGGCAATCTCCCGCATGGCTGAAGGTGCCCAATCACTCATGACCACGACGCCGTATATCGAGGGGAAGTGGTTGAAGGAGTATCTCGACCAAGCGAAAGATCCGACCAACGAACACATGCTCGTCGTGCGTTATCCGTCTTTGGTCAATCCGTACTTCGCCCCGAAGTTGCTGGAAGATCAGAAACGCGTCCTGCCACCTGAGTACATCAACACACGGTTCAACGCGATGTTTGAGCGTCCGGTTGGACTCGTGTACCCACAGGTCACGTTCTGCGATCCCTTCACGATTCCCAAGCACTGGATGCGCATCCTGTCCATCGACCCATCTTCCGGTGGCCCGTCCGCTTTCGCCGCGGTCTGGATCGCCATTGACCCGGTGCCGCCGCACACCTGGTACTTGTACCGGGAGTATTACCAGCACTGCCGACCGAAGATTTCCCAATGGCAGAAGGTGAAGGTTGTCACGAGGTCACCGGAAGAGCTGGCGCAGGAAATCGTGGACGCCAGCGTCTTTGAAGAGTGGGCGCCGGACATCTTTGGCCCCGACGGTGCATTGATCTCCGCCGGTCACTGGACAACCCGTGGTGAGCCGGAGCGCATCGACCGGATCTTCTACGACCCGGCGGGTGCATGGCTTCATGACTGGCTGGAGCAGCGGTTTCCGAACTCTCTTGTGTTCAAGCCGGATAAAGGGAAGGCGGTGGGCTTGCTGGAGACGGGCGCCGCTCTACGTTCCGGCGGCAATGGCGGTTTGGTGGTGTTCAACAATCTACCCTACTGGGAGTGGGAGCGGTCACACTACACCTACCCGACGGACGAATACGGCACAACCACCAGCGACGTGCCAGTGGACTTCGACAACCACTTGATGGATGGGATGCGATACGGCGTCCGCCAATCGAAGGAGGCGCGCGACCTCGCGCAGTTCAGCGTTGCTTGGAGAGGTCTATCATGAAACCAAGACGCGTACCCGGAGGCACCCCACACTCGGACACATCGACCCGCGCCCGCCGTAGACACTTGCGACGCGTGTTCGCGCCGGTCATCCGCCAACTCACCAAACGTCAGCGGGCCAAGCGCGCACGTCTGGAACGGGAGGAGGCAGGGGGCACAACGCGTTGATGGAAATTTCGCGTGGCGGTAGGATCGGGACGTGAGACCGTCGCGAATTCACCCGGAATCGGGAAGCAACGCGGAAGCCCGCGTCGTGACTTTTCGTGACGGCCCGCAGTTGGTACCGGATCACCTCGCTGCATTTGCTTTGCAGGAGTCCTATCCGGTGACCTACCAGGAGTGGGTGTCCCGCATGGTCAACTCGCAGAACACCCAACAGTTCACCGCGGCAGCAATCTCCTCCGTGCGGAGTTCGTCTGTCGGGTAAGGAGTCACGGCCATGCCTGCAACCGTTCCCCTGAACAAGTATCTGCCTGGCATCGACGCCGGCTTCTACCTCGGCGCACTGGGTCGCATCACGACCGGCAACCGGGACGGCGCCTCCGTCACGATTCCCTCTACCCACGCACCCGGTGAGGCCATCGAGCTGCGCTATTCCTCCCAGAAGACGGGCCAGTTCCAGGGTCTCTTCGTCCAGGTGGAGGGTCAGGGAGCTGCCGGCACCGTCCGCGGTGCTGAGTTCGTCGGCCGCCAGGGCTCCGGCGTGGCGCTCTCTGAGGCGACGGGTCTCCATGCGCAGGGCCAGGTGCGCGGTTCCGCCAACGTCGATGTCGCCCGCGGTCTCCACGGACAGGTGTCGGTGTTTTCCGGCTACAGCGGTACACTCGCACTGGCTGCGGCCCTGTACGGGAAATTCCAGACGGAAGGTGCGATCACCGAGGGCTACGGTTGTCTCGTTGAGAACGAGGCGGTCAACGGCGGTGTGGCGCTGACTGCCGCGTTCGGCGCCAAGACGACGGGAGAGGCCCCGCTGTTCAAATCGATCTTTGACACCCGCGGTGCCGGCCTCGAAGTCATCAACACGAACCAAGTTCGTGTGGGTGCTTTCCGAGATGCCGCCGGATCGGACAAGATGATCGTTTACGATCCCGATTCCGCAACCGTGCTGTCCGTCGCGGACTACGCGTAACGATGCAACTCTCGATTTCGGATCGGTTGCATCTGCTGGACATCCTTCCCTCGGTGGGGGACGTGACCACTCTTCTCGTGGTTCGCGACGCGCAGGAAGTGCTTGGATTCACGGCGGAGGAGGTCGAACGTCTGAAGTTCACGCGCGATGAGGATCGCGTTTACTGGGACGAGAAGGCGGACGGACAGGAGACAGACATCGCTCTGACCAAACCGGCGATCGATGTTGTCATCAACCGTCTGCGTGAGACGAGCGAGCGGAAGCAGCTCAGGATTGAGTTGCTTCCGCTGTACGAACGGTTCCTCGGTCTCCCCGAGACGCCAGAGGCACCAAACCAGGAGTAGCCCGCGATGTCTGACGCACTGCTGAAGTCCGCTCGCGGCATCGTCCTTCGGAGTGACAGCGGTGCCCTTACGGCCGGCGAAACCGCCGTCCCCCGTCTTGGGCTCGATGGCTATCGCCGGGCCACGGTTCACATTCAAAACCTTGCGAACCTCGCGACGCCGGATGCCGACGACAAGGTGGACTTCTTGATCGACACGGCATACGACGGCCCGCGTCAGCAGTACGTCGATACGACCCTCAACGTGGCTGTGGCGATGACCGCGGATCGCGGCGACAAGACACTCGAACTCAGTGGCGGGCCGGCTCCAGTTCTGCTCGGAGACGAGATCCGCGTCGGCAACGAGCAGATGTTCGTCGAGGCGATCTCTGGCACGACGCTCACTGTCGAACGCGCGATCAAGGGCACCGCGCTGGAAGCACACGCCGTCAACGATGACGTATTCCGCAACGCCGTGGACTGGGTGAACGTCGCCTACCTGCGGTACGGCACCGGCCAGAACGGATCGGCGCCGGCCGCCGTCATCGTGGTTGGCGGTACGGCCATCGTGCCGGGCGGTGTGACCGGCGTTCAGGGCGACATTACGGCCCCGGCAGACAACTCGATCGCGGTTCGCGCGCTCCCTCTCGGTGAACGCCTGCGACTTCGGACGCAGGTCGCTGGTGCGACGGCTCCCACCTATCGCTACGAGGCCACCGCGGACTTCGACAACTAGGCGGAACATCATGGCACTGTTCGGATTGGGGCGCGCGCGGGGTGCGACGGCCGTTCAAAAGGAACAGGTCACCGACCCGGCTCGTGTGAACCCCGGTGTCAACGCGCCTCTCTCACGGCCCCTCACACGAATTTCACCGCAGCAGCTCCGCCGCTGGGCGGATACCTCAGAATGGGTTCGTGCCGCGATCAACCACCGGCGCGTCCAGGTCTCTAGCGCCCAGTGGAGCATCGAACCGATCGACCCCGCCCAGGACTTCGACCCACAGGAACAGGCGCTTATGGAGATGCTGTTCCTCCATCCAAACCCCAAGCAGAAGAACTTCCGGGCGCTCGTCGAGCCGATGGTGGAAGACCTGCTCGTCCTCGATGCCGGCGTTGCGGAAAAGGAGTCCAATCTCAAGGGCCTGCCAATCGCTTTGTACCTCGTCGATGGTGCCACTATTCGGATCAAGCCTCTCTGGAACGGAGATCCACAAGAGCCACGATATGAATGGTGGCCGCGGGGCCAGTTCGCAGCGAACCTGTTGGATGCACAGATCATTTACCTCATGGCGAACCCACGATCGCACAGTGTCCTAGGATTTTCGGCGCTGGAAGCGCTCAAGGCGACCATCGACGCTGATTTGGAGGCGCGTGACTTCAACACGCGAAACGTCCGCCAGACAAATCCCCACGGTATCTTCAACCTTGGCGAGAACATCGGCCCCGCACAGGTGGATGCGTTCAAGGTGTATTGGGACAGTGAAGTCGCCGGACGCCGCAACACGGCCATTGTTGGTGGTGCCAAGAACCCTCAGTTCATCAATATGGGACTGAGCGCCCGTGAGATGCAGTACATGCAGTGGCAGGTTTACCTGTTGCGCAAGATCGCGGCTGTCTTCGGGATTGCACCACAGGATTTGGGCATCACGTTCGACGTAAACCGTGCCAACGCCCAGACGCAACAGGAAATCTCAGAAGACCGCGGCTTGCGGCCGCTCCTTCGGCTTGTTGAAGGGAGCTTTAACACGCAGGTCATTGCGCAGTTCGCACAGCAGAAAGCGAAGGCCCTCTACTATTCCGGCCAAATCGACCTGCCCCGTTTCCGACTTGCGATCGGCCTGACGCATGTTGAATCTCGGGAACACAGCGATGTGTTCCGTAATCTCCCGGACGCGAACGTGCTGAACCTCGCATTCCGCTTCCGTTTTCGCACCAGCAAGTCGTCTCGCGACCAGGCGGAGCTGGGCAAAACCGCGCTCGGCGGCCTCCCCTGGATAACCATCAATGAGTGGCGTGCGGAGGACGGCCGCGATCCGGTGGAAAACGGTGACACGATCATCGTCCCCACGCCGGTCGGCCCGATGCCGCTCGACATGATCACTGGTGAGATGCCGGTCGATGGTGACGACAACGAGGAAGAGACGCCGGAATCTGAAGCCGACGAGGAAGCGGCGCGCACCAACGAATCTGTGACCCGCACGTTGCGCGCCGGCCAGCGCGCAGCGCGCCGGCATTACGTTGAGTCGTTGTTCTCGACTCCGCCCGTGATCATCAGTTCAACGTTGACCACGCCTGAACCTGCCCGGCTGGCGCCACAGGTGATCGTCCACGAAGTCGAAGTGGACGAATACGGTGACGAGATAGACGACTAGGGGGCACAATAATTGCGGTGCCTTGGAATCGGCGGTTATTTTGATATCTGACCGGGAGGTGTTCCCATGACCACCAAGCTCGATGCGCCTCGGCCGCCCGTTGAATCAGACGGGCGCCACCCTGACTTCTACGTTCAGACGAGCGCGCTGAAGATTTTCAAGGCCGCGGACGAGTCCGAAGACGGGCGCCCACGCCTGTTGGCTACGGCCTCCTCGGATGCCATCGACCTCGAAGGCGATCGTTTCACCAAGGCTGCCCTGAAGCAGATGAAGTCTGGCTTCAAGGGTAAGCTGGCGTTCCTGAACCACCGCTACGCCGTCCCCGAGGACGTGTTCGGCGTGATGGAGGACTGCACGATTGTCGAGCGGGAAAATAGTCGTCTCGACCTCGACATCATCATCGCCGTTGAGACGGGCAACCCTCGCGCGATGCAGGTCTATGGCATGATCGCCAACGGCACCCGGCTGGGTGTCTCCGTCGGCGTGATTGTCCTCGAATGGAATCGCACTGAGGATGAAGACGACAACGGCCGGAAGATCGTCGAACTGACGAGTGTCATCGCGCTTGAAGCGAGCATCGTCGGTATCCCGGCAAACCAGACGTGTTGGACACAGCAGGCCGTCAAGTCTCTCGTGACTCGCGGTGAGCTGGAGCTGGACGAGGCGGATGTCGAATCCCGTCCTTGGCTCAAGGCAGCCGTCGCCGGCCACAAACCCGCGAAGGCCGATCCCGACATGACGTGGAGTGCTTCCGAGGCGGTCAAGCACCTGCGCACGTGGGCCGGCGGCCCCGAGAAGGAGAACATGAGCTGGACGAAGTACCGGAAGGGCTTCGCCTGGTTTAACGAGGAGTCCGCCGAGTCGTTCGGCTCATACAAGATGCCCCACCACGATATCGTGGACGACGCTTTCAAGACTGTTTGGAAGGGCGTCGTGGCTGCGGCCGTGGTTGTCCAGGGCGGCCGCGGCGGCGTAAGCATCCCTGAAGGAGACATGGATGGGGTGAAGAGTCACCTCGGTGGTCACTATGACCAGTTTGGTGAGACGCCACCTTGGGAGCGCGAGAAGGACAGCGATTGGACGCCGTTCGAACGCGAGGTCACCGACGAGCTGATCGCAGTGGGCCTGCTGAACGAACTTCGGCCCTTCGCAGAAACATTCGCGGCCGAGGAACCAGTCGAACGGAAGTCCGTCATGGAATCCGCCGGCGAGGCTTCTCACATTCTCGAAGAGGCTATCACGCTTCACCAGGCACACATGGACGACCCGTCCACGGCGACGGCCGAATCTCAGCAGCGCCTCATGGATCTCATCATGTCTGCCTCTGAGGAGATCGTCGGCGATATGGACGAGGACGACGACAAGTCATCCACGCCTCCGCCCGCTGGCGGCGAAGAGGGAGCTGTGCGCCAGGAATCCGCGGCCGAAGGCGCCGCGACGTACGAGGTGTGCGACCAGATGGTCGGTACCCTCTTCGACGGCTTCTTCTTCACGCTGGACAAGCTCTACAGCATCCTCATGAGCACTGAGATGTCCACGAGCGACCGACGCTCCGCTGGCATTGAGGCGGTCAAGGAAGCGGCCTTCGATGACTTCCTCGCCCAGACGTGGAACGACACGATCGACACGCTCGAAGCCGCGTTGGCGGAGTCGGATGAGGACGAATCCAAGGAACTCAGCGAGGCGGCAACCGCGCTCGCACGATTCCAGGAGCGCGTCTCCCAGTGGGACACGCCGGTTCGCGCTGGCGCCGCTCTCGTGGCGGATATCGCGAAGCGCGCTTCCGCCGTCGCGGACGAACGCGACCAGGCGCTCGCCGCGCTCGCTGTGGCCCAGTTGGAGATCAAGGATCTCCAGGACACCATCGAGACATCGGTCAAGTTGCTCGACGCCGTGTTTGAGCTGCCGCTCGGCACCATCACCACTCGGGAGATCGCGCAGGGGGCACAAACACTTGCGACGCGATCTTCCAAGATGCATCCTGACATCGTGGCACGACTTGAGCAGGTCTCGGCTCGCCGGACGGCTTAGGGTCGAAACCCAGAAGGAGTACGATCATGGCGACACCGGATCTTTCTCAGTACGCCGACCGCCTGCGCGAGGTGCTGAACGACATCGAGAAGCTGGCACAGCCCCCTGCGCCGGATGAAAACGCGCCACCGCCCACGCTTCACGCGGAGGGCGGACAGGACGCGATCGTCGTCCACTCGCGGCGTCGCCAGATCATGGAGACCCGCGCGAAGGCGCTCCTGCTGCCTCCGGCTGAACTGAAGGCGGCCATCGCCGACCAGGCGGAGTTCGGATCGGCGCAGGGCGCCGGCATCCCGATCTCCGAGTGGACTTCGGAGGCTCGACAGAAGCTCGCGCAGGACGACTTCACGAGCAAGTTCCTCGACGCCGCCGGTGGCGCGGCCCTGATCCGACAGGATCTGGAGCCCCTCATCTACGCCTCGTTTGTGCGCCGCTTCCCGGTGTTCGCGAGGCTGGACAAGGTGCCGGCGAACGGTCTCGTTCACACCTTCCAGCGCGTTGACGCGCGGCCCACGCCGGCGTACATCGCTGAGACGGCCACCGTGCCGGACAGCACCGGCGTGTACACGCGGGCAACCACGAACATCGCTGTGCTGGCAGTGCGCGTGGGCACCTCGATGAAGGAGCAGCTCGCGGTGCGGGCCGGCGGCATGGGCTGGAACGCGGAGCAGATGGAGATCAACTTCGGCGTCGAGTCGCTCGCGGCTCGATGTCAGCAGACGCTCCTTCAGGGCAACGCCAGCGCCCCCGCCGGTGGCGCGGACAACGACGGCCCGTTCGACGCGAACGCCCACGACGGTCTCCGGCGCACCGTCCCGGCCGCGAACATTCGCGAGCTGGGTACGGACACCATCTTGGAGGCCCTCGGTCGCACCGACAACCTGATCGTCAACAACGGCGGCCGCGCCTCGGTCGTCCTGATCCACGCTTCCGACAACGTGGTGCTGGCCAACCAGCTCCAGCCGTTCCGCCGATTCGTGGACAGCGAGCGCGTCGAGGTCGTGCCCGGTCTGCCGCGGGTGATCGCGACCTACATGCCGGGTTCGGGCGAGGTGCCGCTGGTGCCGGTGCCGGGCGCCGACTGGGCGGCTTACACGGCGAACGCCATCTCGGTGCGCGACTCCTTCGTGCTCGACGAGTCCGTGGTCGCGGTGCCCTACCTGGGCTCTGACTCCCCGACCGTCATCGAGCTGCCGTTCGGTGTCACGGGCGCGCTCACGAAGCTGTACCTGCTCGTGTACATGAACGGTCTGGCCGTTCGCGTGCCGAACTTCATCGCGAAGCTCCGCGTCCCGACCACGCTCTAAGCGTGAGTGGAACCTGAACCGGAGTGTATGAGCGGGTCACCACCCGGACGGTGACCCGCTCTGTTCGTCTCAGGGGTCAACGATGAGCGATAAAAAGTCTCGTCTTTTAGGCGCACGGTACACGTCGGCGAATTATCGACTACAACGGATGTTGCTACTACAATTCGCCCAAGAATCGGGTCGGGGAAACTGCTTCCGCTGCGGCCAGCGAATCGAGGGCGTGGACGACCTGTCCATCGAGCACAAGGCTCCCTGGCAATCCGCTCCCGATCCGAAGGCAAACTTCTTCAACCTAGAGAACATCGCCTTCTCACACCTACGCTGCAACACACTTGCTGGCGGTGCGGCCTGGCAAAAACGAAAGACAAAGTGCCCTTCGGATCACCTTTACACAAAGCAAAACACCATCGTCGAACGCGACGGCCACCGGCGATGCAAGACGTGTCACTACGCACGAACTCGGGAACGGAGGCGCCGCGTACGCGCGGTCGCATAAACCAACATGGCACTTGTAGGCACACCGTACATTACGGCCCAGAATTTCCGGGATTACTTGACCGGGATGGATTTGACCGGCATCACTGACCCGCAGCTTGAGGACTACATCCGACAGGCGAGCCGGATCGCGGACAACTACGCTGGTATCACATTCGATCTCGCCGCGCTGACCGAGCGCCATATGTGGACGGATACCCGCCGTCTCTACCCCGACAACACGCCGATCCCGATCAACGCCGTGAAATCTTTCACGATTCACATCGGTTCCGGGCAGCGCGCGGACATCCGGCTCTCCGATCTGTTCGTTAACAGCCGTCTCGGCTATGTCGAGGTGGTCTCTCTTGCCACGGCCATCCCCCTGACCGCGGAGCTGATTTCACTCGGCCTTATCGAGGTCGTGGCCGACATCACCTACAAGACGGGCTACGGCGCCTTCGCAGCTCAAGCCATCACGCTAACCAACACCATCGACGCTGATGACACTACGTTCGACGTGAGTACGACGGCGGGCCTGGCCGTGGACGACGTGATCCGTTTCGGTGATGAGTCGATGTGGGTTATTGCGATCGTGGACGGTAACACTGTCACCGTCATCCGAGACGTGGCCACGAACGGCATCCACGCCGCCCAGCACACCGCCGGCGCCGTACTGTCGAAGCTGACGCTCGCCATCCCCTACGAAGTCCAGCTTGCCGTGGCGATGATCGTGGGCAGCATCATCGCGGCCCGCCAGCAGAGTGAGGAAGGGGCCACGGGTGTGCGGAGCTTCGTAATCGGCAGCTATAGCGTCACCTACGGCTCTGCGGATGATGGACGTGGCCTTGGAGGGTTCCCGTTCGTTCCAACAGTCGCGGCCGACATTCTCTACGGCTACAAGCACATCTCCTTGCGCTAGGGGGCTTGTCCAATGGTGCGCCGACTCCTCGGGATGAACCGCACGTTCACCATCAAGCGCCGGCAACGCGTGGTCTCTCCCAGTGGCTCCGCCAGTGAGGCCACGTCTGTCACGATCGCGTCTGGTGTTCCTGGGGCAATCCAGGCGCACGTGCTGTCCAATCTCCCGCCCCCCGGCGAACGGCCCGTCCGTGGCGGTCTGTTTCGGCAGGACGAGTTCCGCCTGTGGCTCGGGGACACGACGAACGCGGTGGACGCACAGCTCGACGACCTGATCGAAGAAGAAGGCACGAGTCCTTTGCGGGTCTACCGCGTGTTTGCGGTGCTGGATGAAGCCGGCCGGGGGCACCACCAACTCCTCCGCGTCGAGGCGTACAGCCAGGAAAGCTCCCAGTTTGCCCAGAAGGGGGACAAACCCTAGGGGGCACAACTGCTACTGAACGGCCCGTGATGCTCTAATATTTCAGGGAGGTGGAAACCGATGGCTAGGCGCCTTGCGGCTCCAAGCGTTAAGGGGAAGCCCGACTCGAAGCGTGTCGAGATGCGGAACGGCGTGGCGCGACAGGTGCGTCAACCCGAACCACGTCCGATGAAGTGCCCGGCATTTCGCTAGGCGATCTCAGGAGCGACTGCTATGGCTCGCGATACCATCGCCATCACGAACGCTGCGATCAATCTTGTCGGAGGTGCGGGCTCCGGCGGCGTCACCGCAACTATCGCCGCCCCCGTGGCGGCTAACGACGGACAATTCAGCAACGCCTTCGGCCGCACGATCCTGTTGTTCATCAACGGGTTTGGCGGCGCATCTGTACAGGAGACGGTCGTCACGGTTGTGTCTGTTGCCGACCCGTACAGCCGCACGGGCGACCTGACTTTGACCGTCGCAGTCGATACCGTCGGAGTGCTGGGGCCGTTCCCGCCTTTGCTCTTCAATCAGTCCAACCCGGCCGGGTTCGTGTTCGTCAACTACGACGCGGTAAGTGCCAACGCGCGGGTCGCGGCTATCCACGTTCCGGGTGGATAGGTAACTCCCAGCAGGGAGGTTGCCTAGTGATCCATGCCCAGTCAGTGGAATTCGTCGGCGGCCAGTTCGTGGTCGGCAAGAACGCCTCGTTCGCCGGACAGGGGCTCGGGAAGGTGCAGTCGATCTGTATCGATCACAGTGCGTACGAGGGGCTGCATATGTACCGGCTTCTCTTGACCACCGCCACCGGCACGTTTGAGGTCTGTTTCACCGACAGCTTCGCCTGGCGGCCGCAGTAGAGGGGTGAACGATGCTGCCGTTGTATAGATCGATCTTCACGCGCCTCACGGGAGACACGCAGCTCCGCGATCTGCTCGGCGCCGACGAGACCGACCCTCACGTCTACCAGACACAGGTGCAGTTTCACAGCGAGGCGGCCCTCAGAAACCAATACTGGGTGAGCTTCAACAAGACCCAGGACGTAGGGGACGGTTCTCAACAGACGAACGTCATTCGCGACATTCGGTGCGAAGTCCACGTCTGGGGCCGGGACGCCACCTCCGACGTGGTTGACCAGATCGAAGATCGCGTCCGCGCCCTCCTTGACAATTTCGACCTTTCCACCAATCCGGGCGATGGAACGGGCTTGATGGCCTGGTTCTGTCTCCAGGACGGCCCCGCGACGCGAAGCTACGACATCGACCAGAAGGTCTGGCATGGCCGGGCGCTCTATCACTGCAAGGTGGCGGATCGCCAGGAATTGCCCTCTTAGCGGGGGGCACAATAATTTGCGGACGGCACCGCCGGATCATAATCTGAATCCGACTGGGAGGTGAATTCATGGCTCGGGGCAAGCTGACGGTGGTCTACAGTCCGCCGGACGGCATCCAGAGGCATAACGTCACCACCCCTGACGGCACGGCATATTTCGTGCCTTACAGGGAGCCATTCGAGATCGATGAATCCGATCGCGAGTGGTTCTTCGAGCGGTGGGTTCACGGCCCGCACCTGTCGGTCTGGACGCCGCCCCCGCCGCCCGTTAAGCGAGCGCCGGCACTGGATCTGGAAGTTCCTTCCGCGGAACCGGCGCCGTTGGAAGCGTCTACGCCGTCCAACAGGGCGAGTGACGGGCGCCGGCGAACCAGTCGAGTCTCCGCCTCTGACGCGCCTAGCGCGCGCGAGACGGGCTCGGACTAGGAGGCAAATGAGATGGCCCTTCGTGAACGTGTGGCCTACCTCGCCGGTTTGTTTGACGGTGAAGGCTGCATTCAGGTTCGGCAGGGAGGTACCGGAAGAACGACGGAGCGAACTTTCCGATTGGAAATCTCCGTGACGAATACGGATATGGCACTGCTTGATTTCTGTGCCACGTTCGGTGGTTCTATACAGAGCAACAACGCCGTTTCGCGGATCGTTCGCGGGTGGCGTCGGCAATGGAACTGGAGGGTGTATGGGCAAGAAGCCATCAACCTCCTAGCCATAATCGAGCCGTTTCTCCGCGGGAGTAAGCGGTGCCAGGCCCAGATGGCGATGGAGTTCTGGGCACAACGCGACCCTAATGAAAGTCGCGGCCGGGTCAGTGACGAGGAGTACGCTCTCCGGCTTGGTTACAGGTTGTGCCTGGATCATCTCCGGGCGAGCTAGGAGTGAATGATCATGGCGTTGAATGCGGCCAACATCAGGGTCGGAGCAGCCAGGATCTACATGGGAACCACGCCGCCCACGGCGGGTCAGGCCCTCAACCTCGATGGTTCGGGCGTTCCGCCGACCGGCGTGGAAGTCGGACTGACTGAGGGCGAGGCTGTCTTCACCTACGAGGTCACGTACTTCGAGGTGCCGGCCGAACAGTCGCTCGCTCCCGTGGCGGTCTTCGCCACCGAAGAGTCGGCGCAGCTCGAATTCACCATGAAGGAGCTGGTGAATGCAAACATCCAGGACTTCTTGCACACCCTCGTGGCGGTGACAACGAACGCGGCTCCGAGCGAAGGATCGCAAAGCAAGGACATCTTCGAGGGTGGCCGCGGCAGCGGCGAGGTCACTTTGCAGTCAGTCACGCTGGTGACCCCGGCCTACGGCCCCGCTCCGAGCAACGGAGTCGGAACCATCCGTTACCAGTACGTGATGCTCTTCCGCGCGTACCAGAGCGAGGCTGCGGCGCTCCGCTTCACGAAGTCGGGCGACCAGCTCATGAAGTGTACGTACAAGGCCATCGCTGACCTGACGCGCGCTGATACCTCGACGCTCTTCCAGGTCGGAGTGGAGCGATACGCATAGGGAACAACCGGGCATAGCCCGAAGGAGGCACAGTCATGGCTTTGGCAGCAGCAGTGGTGATGACGGACAACGACGACCTCGATGCGGTTGCCGATCGTTTCGAGGCCGACGACGCGACTCTCAGCGACGCTGAGTGCGTGTTCTTCGCGGCGGTCGCCACCGTCGTGCGCTTCGCCAACATCGCACAGAACACCGCGAACGCCCGCGACCGGCTGGGTGAGCGCTGCGGCCCTCACACGGCCCAGCTCATGATGCAGATCGCGACGATGGCGCCCCACGTGGAGCGCGAGATCATCGCGACCATCGGCTCGCTGACGCAGGCCGAGCTGGCCGGCGGGCTCGGTGACGAGGCGGCGCACCTGGCGACCAACCTCGGCCCGATCCACTAAGCCGAACACGGCAACTCGGGGCGTACGGGACTGCGTGTCGGTGCCTGTACGCCCCTCTCCAAAGGACTCGGAATGGCGACGTTTCAGGTCGTCTGGAAGGGCGATAGGGCCTTCGCTGACGCGTTACGCGGAGCGAGCATCCGCCAACGCCAGAGCGTCGTGACCGCGGTGGGCCGGGCCGGCATCCGCGTCCAGGAGATCGTCCGGGAGAACCTCGATCGGGGGGTCTACAGTTCCCCACCCGCCGCCTCCGGGTACATCCGAACCCACCGTTTGATGAATTCCGTTCACGCCTCTCCGCCCGACGCGAGTCATGACGATGACCACGATCGCGCATTGAACAACGACCTCGCGGCCCGCGCCCCCAGTCGGGCCGCTGGCTGGGACGGTGACAACATTGTCTCTGAAGTCGGTTCCTGGGTTGACTACGCGGATTTCGTTCACGAGGGCGTGAACCAGCCGACTCCCACGCTGTTCGTGGAAGACGCTGTTGACGAGGCGGAGGACGCGCTCGCCGATGAGATGGAGAAGATGGCGGTCAAGTTGACCGTCTAGGGAGGGATAGGAGAAAACGATGAACACGCAGAGTGACCTTGAGGTTCTGACGCCGACTCCCGTGATATGGAATATCGGCGACAAGACCTTCACCCAGAAGCCCCTCGCGCTGGAGAACCTCGGGAGGGTTCTTGAAGTGGTGGTGGACGAGCTGATTGCAACAGACAGCCTCGATCTTCTCACCGGCGCGGCGGAGAACTCGGCGCCCGGCGACACGCTCAAGATCGGGTTGAAGATGGTGACCAAGCTGCCCAAGGCTCTGCCGAAGGTGGCTGCGGTGGTTCTCAACGCGGAGGCTGACGAGGATCACATCCGCAAACACCTCAGCGCACGCCAGGCGTTGGGAATCGTCCGTGCGTTCGTCGCTCAGAACGACGTGAGCGACCTCGTGCAGGATTTTTTAGCCATCGTGCAGGAGTTTCAGACGCCCCCGACGGCGCCGACGAACGGCCTGCACCAGCCGGGGGCATAGGCACCGGCGTCGAGGTCATCATGGCGGCTTACGGCCTGGATATTCCCCAGGTCGTGAGGTGGACGTATCCGCAGCTCCGGCGCGTGAGCCGGTGGTTGGAAGAACGAGTCCGGGAAGAACGTCGTTGGCAACTCACCCTCCACGCACCGATGATGTCGGAGGAAGCCTTCGACGACCTCTGGGAGAGCCTTGGTGGCGAACCGATCGCCCATTCCGGCAGTTCGTCGGGCTCCCCTTCCGCAGGACGCGGAAGTTCCTCCCGGAGTCTTCCTGCTGACTCTCAAGGAAACGTCATCGCACCGCGGGGTACGCCGCGGCTGGATCAGATGACGGAGACGCAGATGCGTCTACTGCCGTTCCCGATCGTCGTCCGCTTGGTGGACGGAGACGGGAACCCGGTGGACGAGATCAAGCAGGAAGAAAATGGCCCGGAGCGTCGTCCTTCAACTCCTCGTTGATCTCAAGAGCTGGGATACCGGGCTCAACCGTGCCGCGCGCACCGCGGACTCCACTTTCAAGCGCATCGGCAACGCTGCGAAGAACGTCGGGAACGGCCTGACGAACGTCGCGTCGAAGGCCGGCAAGCTCACCGGCGCCTTCAACATCCTTGGTGGAGGCGTGTTGAAGCAGACGGTGTTCTTCGCCGGGTACTTCAACGCCCTGATCGCCATCAACAACATCATGACCGGCGTGATCGGTCACGCCCTCGATTTCGATGAAGCTCTACGCAAGGTTCAGTCGATCACCAAGGACTCCAACGAGACCATTTCGGAACTGCGCTCCCAGCTCCTCGATCTGGCGCGCAAGGGGGATCTGGCCGGTAAGAGTGCGGCCAATATCGCGGACGCGATGTTCGACATCGTTCAGTCGGGCTTCAACGTCCAGCAGGCCCTCGATATCGCCCGCGTGGCAGCCGAGGCAGCCACCACGGGCTTCACGGACGCCGCCACGGCCGGTAAGGCCATTGTGTCTGTTCTAAACGCCTTCCAGTTGCCGGCGGAGCAGGCTCGGCACGTCGCAGACATCCTCTTCAAGACGGTTGATGTCGGTGTCCTCTCCTTCGAAGACCTCGCCCAGAACATCGGTGATTTCATCGGTACGGCGGCCATCGCCAATGTCTCGTTGGAAGAGCTGGGCACGGTCATGGCCGTTCTTACGAAGCGCGGTATTCCCGCGGCTGAGGCGGCCACGTCGCTGAACCGCATCATGCTCCAGTTCATCAAGCCTAGCGATAAGGCGCGAAAGTCTGCGGCAGCCTTGGGTATCGAGCTGAGTGCCGAGACCCTCGCGTCGAAGGGCCTCGTCGGCGCCATGTTGGAGATTCAGCAGAAGACGAACGGCGGCGCCGAGGCGATGGGCAAGATTTTCGACGAGGTGCGCGGGTTCCGCGGCGCCACTGTTCTGCTGACCGACGACGGTAAGGAGCTGGTGAACATCCTCGGCCAGATGAACATGGCCAGCGAAAACGGCGGCGCGCTGGCCCAGGCATTCGCCATCCGGTCGGAGGCGCTGCGCTTCAAGATCCAACGCCTCGGGTCGCAGTTCCTCGCACTGACTGATGCCGGTGGTGGGGCATCCAGCATCCTCGGAAAGTTACTGGACGGCATCAGCAAGTTCATCGCATCCGATAACCCTCTCGTGCGCATGATGCGGAACGCGGTCGGGGGTCTCATCGGTCTCGTGGTGACGATGGGCGCCCTCAGTTTTGCATTGTCTGCGCTCAATCCTGCCTTCCTCATCTTCGCCGTGACCTTCGGGACGCTGCTGTTTGTCATGGACAAGCTGAACATGACGTGGGGTGATCTCGGGCGTAAGATCGGCGACTTCTTTGTAATGATCGCCGACAAGCTGGGAATTCTCGATAACATCCGGCTCGGCTTCCAGGACATCGACTTTATCATCAAGGGCTTCCGCGCAGGGGATCTCTCGGCAGTGGCGGCTGGGCTCAAGCAGCTTCTCCACAACTTCCTTGGGTTGGAGATCCCGCTCAAGGACATCCGTCAGAAGCTCGAAGAGCTTCGCATCTCCCTGATCTTCTTCGAACGAGCCGGTAAGGCCCTGCTCCGTGGCGACCTGAACGCCTTTTTCTGGGAGCTGGAAACAGCCCTCAAGGCCGTATTTGGTGAGGGTGCCGGAGACCGCATCGCCGCTATCGTCCAGTGGCTCTTCGAGTTCGGCGCCGCCATCAAGGATCAGGTCGTCTTTGCCTTCCAGGCACTCATGGCCATCATCCGGTCAGACGCCTTCCAGGAGCTTTGGAAGTCGTTCGTCGAGGGCCTTCGCGTCATCGGTGGCGTGCTCGTCATGTACGTCATCCCGGCGCTCGCGGACTTCGCGAAGTGGCTGGCCGATCATAAACTGCTCCTCTTCGCAATCATCATCGCGCTGGGCATCTTGCTCATCTATCTGAACCCGATCCCGGCCGCCATCATCGCGATCATCATCGCGATCGGTTGGCTGTCACGCCACTGGGACGAGATCAAGGCCAAGACCCTCGAAGTCTGGAATTCGATTCTCAACTTCTTCAACGAGAAGCTGCCGTGGCTCGTCACGCTCTTCAAATTCCAGTTCGAGATGATCAAGAACCAGATCACGTTTGCGATCAACGCGATCCGGGACATCATCAAGATCGTCATGGCCGCGATCCGCGGGGACTGGGGCGAGGCGTGGGAGGGGATCAAGCAGCTCGCCTCCGACATCTGGGAGTTCATCAAAACGGACGTTCTCCTCAAGGTCGGACTGATCCGAGACGCGCTCGGGTACGCGTGGGCGTTCATCAAAGCTGTGGCTTCCGAACAATGGAACGCGCTGAAGGATGTGGCGGGCACCATCTGGACTTCGATCAAGGAATCCATTGTCGGGCCGGTGCAGGAGATCATCGACAAGATCAAAGAACTCGTGGGCTGGATCGAGAAGATCCCCGGTGCCGGGAAGATCACGGGCGCCATTGGTGGGGGGATCAAGGCTGGAAAGGGTCTGGTGGGATTCGCCCGCGGTGTCTCTAATTTCGCCGGCGGTCTCGCATTGGCCGGCGAAAAAGGGCCAGAGCTGATCCGCTTGCCACGCGGTTCTGACGTGATTCGCAACCCAGACGTTGGTCAGGCCATGCGCACCGCCGGCGGCGGGGGTCGCGGCCTGCCTAACATCGACATCGACGTGAACATCGACGGCATGGGGATGGACTTCGGCGCCATCAAGGCCGCCGTCCACAAGATCATCGACGCGAAGATGGACGAAGCCGCGGCGCGCGCGAAGCTCGTCCGACCCCGCTTCGGAACGCTCGGTGTCGGTATTCCGCGAGTTTAGCGAGGTGCGGTGATGGCAGGCCCCAACCAGTGGTCATTCGACGGATACGACATCCCCTACGCGGACTCGCCCGTTCGAGGCTCCAGTGGCGATTGGAATGAGGAGGAGAAGTTGATTGAGCACGACCCGCTCAACGCAAACCTCACCATCCTCACGTCCTGGGGCTTTAAGAGCCGACGCCGTTCGGTACAGGGAACCTGCGGCCAGCTTACGCGCGACACCATGCTCACCAAAGGGCGCAACCGCGTGACAGCCACTCTCACGGATGGTGAAGGCCGGTCGATTTCCGCTCGTATCATACGCGCTGATTTCACGACGCTTCTGCCCGTGAATCCGGGCGCGCGATATTCTTATTCTTGGGAATTCCTGGAGCGCTGACGTGCCCAACCCCTTCATTGATGACGGTATCTTCGCAATCGACCGCAAGGCGGAGGTTGTCGTTTACATCAACGGCATCCAGGTCGCGAGCGGTCTTAGCACTGATGCGGGCAACATCAAGGGCTGTGACATCGACTTCCAGATCGACCAGTTGCCCTCGACGGCTACGATTAACCTCGTCTCCATCCCGTCCTGGATTGAACGCGACATGGACGTTTGGATCGATGCCGGCTATAGCGGATCGACACCCCGGCAGTTCACGGGGGCTGTGAAGAAGCGGCGCCATACCCCGGATGGGGATGTGATCGACTGCGTGGGATCCACGGCCGTCCTCACCCGCCCGTACCGAGTCGCCGCGAAGTCGTGGACGAATACGGCCGCCGATGATGTGATCGAGGACATCCTAAACGACCTGAACCCGCCGTTCACCAACTATTCGCTGGACGCGTCTCTCAGCTCTCTCATTCTCGGCTCCGCGAAGACGGCCGTCATGGATTCAATGCCGCCATCAGACATGATCCGCAAGGTCGCGGACATCGACGGACACCGTGTCTACGAGACACCCTCGGGGGCACTCATCATTCGCCCCCTTCTGGAGGCACCGGCGCCAAATGGCTTCCGTGCCTATGGAACGAACACCGCCGGCGGAGACGAGACGACGGATAGCACCGTCTCGTACAGTGACTCGAACATCGATGCGGCCGGCAAGATCGGTGACGTGACGAACGACACGGCCCGCGGTCAACGCTTCCAGGTTTCGGCCAATGGGCGTCTTGTCGCGGTCTCTGTCTGGCTCCGCAAGGTCGGGACGCCCACAGATTACATCCACTTCGAACTTCGCGGAACCTCCAGCGGCCTTCCGACCGCGCAGGTGCTTGGAGGTGCTCTCGACTTCCCCGGCTCCATCCTTACGGGCGCATACCAGAAGGTGACATTCATCTTCCTGACGCATTCGACCGTTCGCACGGGAAACGGCTATCAGCTCGTGATCTCTCGAACAGGCGCCATCAATGGTGCTAACCACTATGAGATTGGTCTCGACACTTCTTCGCCGGGATACGCCGATGGGGCGGCCTCCGTATTCAATGGCACCACCTGGTCGGCTGTGGCCGGCGACACCGCGTTCGAGGCGGTCGTACGTACGTATCCTCAGCTCCGCATCCTCGACATTGGCGATGACGAGGACGAAGACCAGGTGAAGAAGAAGGTCTACGTCAAGGGCGCCGTCATCATTGGCGCTGACGCCGAGGGAAATGCAACCGAGACACAGATTAGCGCGGAGGCCCTGACCTACGACGATTCACTCGCGGTCGGCGATCCCGAGCTGTACGCCATGACCTATCAGAACGACCTGATCGATACGAACGAGAAGGCGTCCACGGTTGCATTGCGTCTTCTCGACCGTTACCACCGCATCCTCGACACAGTAGAGATGACGGTTCCGTTCGACCCTCGGATGTCTCTTGGCACGACCATCACTCTCAACGACACCGAGGTGACGGGAAAGACGGGAAACTGGTGGGTTCAGGGCTACCGTCACTCTCTGGCACCGGGGAATGCAGAGACCAGCCTCAGCCTGTTCGGTGGAGACCAGTCCGGTACGGGTGGACTCGTTGCGCCGCAGCCGGACTTCACCTACGTCATCGAGCGCGAGCTGATCGGAAACGCACTCCAGACGGTCGTGACCTTCACTGACCAGTCCTACGACTTCGATGGTTCCATCGTGAACTATCAGTGGCAGGATGACTACTCCGGCGGCGCGATGAACATCAGCGGGCCGAACAAGCAGGTCATCACCAAAGCATACGACCCCGCTGTAGACAGCAGCATCACCGTCACGCACACCGTTACGGACGATTCCGGTCTTACACGCGCCATCTCGAAGACGATCAGTTTGAGCGCTGCTACTGGCGAGCCGATGTATGTCCCCCTGATCGCCGTTGCAGCCGGAAACACCTGTATGTATAGCCGGGACGGCGCCCAGACATGGGTTGACCGATCAACCCCGAGTGGCGAGGCCCGTGTGGTCGAGTTGATCTTCAATACGACCTTGGTCGATCCACCCATCCTGTTGTTTGGCACCACGACCGGCCGAATCTATCGCTCCGCTGATCACAACGCAAGCCTCACGCTTGTGTTGGACGCGGGTAGCGCCAACCCCGTCGTCGATATCGTCAAGACGCCTCTCGTACCGGCCGTGGTGTGGGTCTTGACCTCAACCGGGCTGATCTATCGCTCGCAGGACTTCGGGGCCACCTGGGCGTTGTACGTGAACCTCAAGACGTTCCTGCCGGGTGTGAAGCGCCACTCACTGGAACAGCTCGTCGGGCGCACCGAGGCGATCGACCCGACGCCTTGCTCGAAGATGTTGGTCTCGGAACCGACGGTCAACCGGCTCTGGGTGATGGGAGGCAAGGGCACCGATCCCGCCACCTGGTTCATCACACACTACATCCCGGACGGCCCCGGCGTCTGGACATCCGACATCGTGCCGGGAGACGGCGCCGCGGCTTCCACAGGAAACCCTGCCCACACCGTCATCGATGCGGTCGTCTCCCACAGGACGGCCGGCGACCTCGGACTTGTGTTTGCGGGCCGCAATCCGCCATTCATCTACGCCGACCCCAACTTCTACGAGGTGCCCACCGGCTGGGTGGATGCCATCGGGTTGCCGGCCGTAGACGGTCGTGGTGTCGCAACCAATGCCAACCAGCTCCAGTTGTTCGGCTTCGTGGCCAACGACAAGAACTTCTACCGCAGCCAGGACGGACGGAACTGGGAGACGTTGACTGACGTGTTGCCCGGCACGGCTGGAAACCGGCCCCACAGCCTCATCCAGGTGGGCGCCTGGCGCGATCTGTTCCTCTGTCCGACAGACGAGGGTCTGGCCAAGTCCATCGACTACGGTCTGACGTGGGAGTTCCTACGCCCCAAGGGCGCGCCGTGGAACACGACCTGGCCAGTCGGAGCCGTGGGGTGGGAAGTCGCGATTGACTACATGCGACCCGAGGAACACGACATCATGGCGCTCGTCCGCGATACGTCCGGGAACCAAACCGCCACGGTCGTGCGACAGAAGGGGAGCGGTTGGATTAAGCAGTCAGATACCGCCGGCGTGTCCGATGGTCGCCAGAAGCTCTTCCGTTTTCCCGGCATGGGAAACACGGTCTTTCGGGTTCGGCAGTCGGGCGGTGTCAATACTTGGCGCACACTTCAGCGTTCGACCAACCTTGGCATCACCTGGCTCGATAACACAGTCGATCTCTGCGCTGACATCACCCAGAGCCCCGACGGGACTCTCTGGGCTGTTGGGGGAGGCGGAGATGCCCAACCGCACCGTATCTACAAGTCCACGGACGGGGGGGACAACTGGACGGAGGTCTACAACGACACGACCGTCAGCGGGGGCCAGTTCACGCGGTACAACCGCATCCGGGTCGATTTGACGAACGCGAATCGCATCATGGTTCTCGGTTGGCGCGGTGCCGCGAGTAACATCGTCGTTCTGCGATCGACAGATGGTGGGAGCAACTGGACGCGGAGCGAGCCCGGCGCGAGCGCAGAAGTCACCGTCATGTGTCTTTGGGCGGCCCAGAATGGGCGCTTCCTGCTGGCGTTTGAGAATGTCGCCGGGAATGACGTGTTTGTCTATCGCAGTGACGATATGGGGGCAACTTGGACACTCTTCGTTCAGTACAGTACATCCTCAAATGAGCCTGCGCAGAATCCAATGAATGCTGGATTCCATCAGTATTTCTATAAGCGCATCGGCTCGAACGTCGTGAATCGTACACGTGACAACGGGCTGACATTCGAATCGGTCGCCGCACCCCCCAACGTCAACATCATCACTGCCCTTGCTTACGATCCGCGGGTGGACATCCTGTACGGCGGAGAGGGAGAGATTGGCAACAACGTGAACGTCATCTACTTCATGCGCGCGCCCTCTCCCACTGGAGTCTGGCAAGACCTGACCGAGAACCTTGCGACTGTGACGGGATACAGCCGGAATGAAGTGACCTTTGAAGGATTGGCCTTCATCGGAATGGACTAGGACATGCGACGGCAACCGGCCCAGCGACACGAGAACCTCGTCGCCTACGCTCTCGATGAGATCGAGCGGCTGAAGAGCCTTGTCGTCCGCAACTTCGACGGCCGGGAGATCGTCGCCATCCCAGGAAGTGGCGGCACGAGCCCGGTCTTCGAGGCAGGCGCCCACGTCCTGTATGGATCGAAGCACACGAGATCGGGGCGCGTCACCGCCGATACGGGTCTGGACGTGGACTTCGAACAAGTCCAAGTCTGGGTACTGGGTGTTTTCTACGACATCGCCGCCGGCTCTCTTACTCTGACAGACAACTCGACCAACTACGTCTATGTGGACAATACGGGCACGGTTGTTGACGGTACGGTCGGATTCCCGGCTACTGGTGTTCCTTTGGCAATCGTCGTTACGTCCAGCGGTGCGATCACGTCTGTCAGCGATCGCCGTGCTTATCTAACCGCCAATGCTTGGTCAAACGACCACGGCTCTCTCGGCGGTCTCAGCGACGATGACCACGCCCAGTACGCTCTGCTGGCCGGCCGCGCCGGCGGACAAACCTTGCGTGGCGGTACGGTCTCGGGTGACGGAATTACGATTCGTGGAAACGGTGCCGCACTCGATGGTAACGTGGTTCTTGGATCGGCCAGCCTATTCGTTTTTGAAGAAACATCGGGACGTTTGAACCTTCCAACGCAGGGGAGTGGTGGGGGATTGCTGGTTGGAGGGGACGCACAGCTCTACAGAGCCGCGGCTGACGTGTTCGCTACTCCAGACAGCTTGCGGGTCGGTGGCTATCTGCGGGTCGGAGGGGTTACCGCACCCGCGGCTGTGGCGGCCGGCGACCTCACGGTAGGTGCTCTCTATGTCGTAAACAGCTCCGGCTTTGTGCTGACGCAGGGGGCCAGTCTTGCCTCCATCGCTTTCGACACCGGGGACGCGCTGATCTACAACCAGGTGGCTGACCGTTTCCAGTTCCAGATTGGGAGCGTGCAGTACGGCGCGATTGAGGCTGTAGGTAACGCGGCCTACTGGTACGCGGGCGTCCCCGACTCCACAGTGAAGCGCGGTGTGCTCTACGCCTGCGGCGACCAGACCGACCCCGGCATCCTGATTCTCGAAGCGAACGATGTGGCCGACGAGCACAAGCGTCTCGATGCTTACGGCAACCAGTTCCGCTTCATGGACATTCTAGGCACAGAGTACGCCCACCTTGGCCCGACGTGGTTGAGGACGGTGGGCTACGCTTGGATCGGCAGCCTCTCGGTACCGGCCAACATCGCGGCTGGCGATCTTACATCGACGCGCCTGTCTGTCGGTAATACGACTTTCGGACAGTTCACGGGACTTATCCTCAACGTGGCGGGTACGTTCACGAATACGGCATCCGGCGCGACGGTTCCGTTCTTCTTCACCCCAGTAATCGCTCCCACCTCAAACTCGTTGGCGGAGTTCCGCTCACTGTACTTCCAGGCGGTGCTTGCTTCTCCTACAGGCGTCACTCTTGCCACGATAAGTGGCGGGTTCTTCGAGAATCGTGACCGGCAGGACGGTGCGATAGCGCTCCTGCGCGGCATCCAGGTCTCCCCGATGGTGATAGACGTTTCGTCGCCCGCCACAGTTGGAACCGTGACCGACGTTGTTGGCGTTCAGATCGAAGGCGGCAGCCGCCCTTCGGGTTCGAGTGTGGTTGCTGTTACAAACTACTTCGGACTCTACTTCCGTGCGCTGCGTTGGCATTCGGCCTACACGGTTAATATAGCGCGAGATATCTATCTCGCCGCGCCTACCAACGCGACGGGCGTTACTACGTGTCTCGGCATCGACATTGCCAAGTACACGGCGGCGAGCGTGAACATCGAGTTCCGCAGCGCGGGGAAGATGGCGTACACACCAACGGCGCAGACGCTCGCCGCGGCGGGGAATACGATCGGCAGCTCGTCGCGGCTGCAAGACGTAGACAACTCGACGGGCGCGAGTCTGACGCTGACCTCGACGCCGACGATCGCGGCGGGCGTGGCGGACGGGCAGCTCTTGACGATCACGAACGTTGACAGCGCCGACAACATCGTGCTGCAAGACGAGACGGTGTTGGCCGGGTCTACGCTGCGGTTGCCTGGCGCGGCCAACCTGACGCTGGGGCCGCGGGACTCGGCGACGTACCGCTGGAAAGCATCAACAAGTGAGTGGTGGTGCCTCGGGAATGTGAACCTCTGATGGCGCAGAAGGCGTGGCAGGTCGATTCCTATGCAGGAGCGCCCGATACCGTTCCGCGGTGGCTTCACAGATGGCGGAACAGTATCGATTGCGTCCCGCCTTGTCGTGGCGTCCATGCGTTAGGCCACCCTCGGGTGCGGTGTTTCCGCATCCCTGACAGGTGCCAAGTGCGACATCATGTGGACAACAGGCAAAACGGTCGGCCACCAAAAGGAAGTGCCGGCGGAGTGTTTCTCGATCTGCGTCGGATGGTGGAAGTTCTAGCGGCCCCCAGTCCCGGTACCGCTCTTGGCTCACGATGTTTTGCCCGCAGCTTCCGCCTGTACCCCGTCGAACCGCTTAATTCGACGCGCGACCTCCTCAATGCGCCAGTTGAGATCGCGGCACCGGCGTTCGAGCGCCGCGATGGAGTCGAGACGCTCCGTCGCAGTCATGTGGGGGTTCTCGGTTATCAGATCGATATCGACGAAGATGGCGTTCACCTGATCGATCAGGTGGCTCTTCGCCTGATTGAGCGTGTTCCGGTACCCGGTTGGATCGACGAAGCGGCGGATGTCCTCTGCCGCCTCCGGTCTCTGGTTGTTTCCTGTCATGAGTCCCTCCCGAGATTTCTCAAGCGTGCGTAGAATTGTACGGACATGGCGAAAAAATCACCAAACCGTTATTGGCGGCCCGGCAAGAAGCACAAGGCCGAGGCTCCGGTCATCATCCCCGAAGGCGCTACAGCCCGCATTGTCCGCAACGAGCTGGATGCGAAGCTCCATACCCGCTGGGAGCCCGTTCGGGAGGCCGTCAACCGCCTCCTCCGCTATCGCGTCGAGGGCTACTATTTCATGCCCTTGTACAAGGCCGGGAAGTGGGATGGTTACATCCGTCTTCTCAAACGCGACGGCACATTCCCTGGGGGGCTGGCCGACCGGGCCGTGGCCCATCTTCGCGGTCAAGGGGTCGTGGTGGAGTATGAGGATCGAACGCTTCCTCTTGAGGGTGAGCCCCAACTTGCTGGCGGCACATCCGATCTAGACCTACGTCCTTACCAGGTCGAAGCGGTCAACCGGGCCATCGAGCACGGCCGCGGCGTATTTGAGAGCGCTACTGGTACTGGCAAGACAGTCATTTTAGGAGAAGTCATCCGCCGCGACGCGGCTCGTTCTCTCATCATGGTGGCGTCCCGCGATCTCGCCCATCAGACTATTGAGCGGTTCCAGGACTCTCTCGCGTTTCCACATTCGAGAGAACCTCTCTATGGCATCGTGGGCGACAATATTGACCAGCGCGGACTTATCACGGCCGCGCTCTACCAGACGCTCGCCCGCCGATTGACTCCCACCTGTTCTTCCTGCGGGGAGGCCGGAGAGCGTGACAAACGCTACTGCCGGCGAACCTATGCCGACAGTCAGGCACGGCCCCGCAAGTGTCACGGCCTGCTGGACTACTCGGACGTGGAGTCGGTCGAGGCGTGGCTCGCGACGATCGAAGCCATCCATCTTGATGAGACCCACCGAGTCGCCGCCGAAACGTGGTGGCCCGTCGTGAACGCCTGCCCGGCCCCGAGACGTTACGGCTATTCCGCCACAGCCTTCAAGTCGGACAAGGCTACAGAGCTGAAAGTGGTCGGGGCGACGGGTGAGATCATCTTCTCATTTTCCGCCACCGCCGCCATTGAAGAGGGTTACCTAACTCGCCCGTACGTGGTCTTTATCGATGCGGAGTTCCCCCCGTTCTCTGAGGATTTCTCGTTCAAGTGGGCCTACGATGAGGGCATCGTCCGGCACGAGGGCCGGAACCGGCTGATCGTTGAGATTGCCGCAACCGTGGCGGGCAAATGGAAGGCGCCGACACTCATCCTGCTTCAACGTATCGAGCAGGGCCGATGGTTGGAACGGAACCTACGTCAGGCGGGGCTGGAAGCTGAATTCGTGCCTGGCAGCGGCACAGGCACGGATGAACGCAAGACTCTGCTTCGAGCGCTGGCCCGCGGCAAGATTGATGTGTTGATCGGCACGACCTGGCTTGACGAGGGCGTGGATGTGCCGGAGATCGGCGCGCTCATCCTCGCGGGTGGCATGCGCGCCCACCACAAGCAGATTCAGCGGATCGGACGGGGCCTCCGGCTCTCCGAGGGGAAGGACTATCTCCCGACGTTCGACTTCAATGACAGCCATTCACTCAAGCTCCTCGACCACAGTGAGGAACGCCGGGAGGCTGTTCGGAAAGCCGGGTATTCCTGCAATATTTTGCCCGTTTCGGAATTGCGAGCTAGACTGGCCGCGGGAGATTTGCGCACGCCGCAAGCGAGGGAAACGTGGGGGCATCGTTCTTAGTTACGCATGACCAGCCGCTCGTGCCCCTGCCGCCGCAGTGGGAGTCCTATTGGAAGCTGGCCCTATCTCCTGAGGCGGGCGCCCTTTACGAAGGGCTGACGGGTAATGACTTCTCCGGCGTCCACGTCGATGCCGAATCTCTCATCCACTTCTTCGGTATGTCCAAGGCCCGGTTCCGCAAGAGCATCCTTGAACTTGTGGATCGGGGCTTCGCGACATTCGATGTTGAGGACGATCCTCCGCATCTCTCGCTGGGTGTTGTCCCCGAGGTGGTTGAGGGTACGCCGGCACCGGCCCGCAAGGCTATCCCCGTGAGTCCGTGGAAGTCGGTCTGGGAGTTCGTCAATCACTGGTGTGAACTCTGCGACCGCTACACCGACATCACCTACCCGCGCCCCAGCCGCGGAAAGACGCGCGATACGTTCTTCGTGGATCGAATGTTACGTGCGTACACACTGGAGAGCTTGAAACAGATCGCGGCCTGGTGGTTCCAGCACCGGGGCGCGGGGGAGCCCGTCGAGATCAAATACTTTGAGTATCACCTGACACGGCTGGCCTCGGAGTTTCAGAACAAGGGCGGCACTGTCTTGCCCAAGGCTCACCCATCGGGAGGCTGAGATGGTAGCAGTTGCACTGTCTGAACCCACAACGGCGGTGAAAGTAGACGACACGGCCCCACCACCCGATCCTGCGTTGTCGCCCGTCGAGCCTCGCCTAGAACCGAATTACGTGGTGGTCGTGACGGAGACCCGACATTATCTTGTGAACGCAAAGTCTGAACAGGACGCCGTACGCCTCGCTCTTATCGCGCCGGAGCGCCTCCAACCCTGCGGCGCTTCCTTCGATGTGTACGCCGAAGACCTCGACCTGACTGAGTAGGACTCTCTGTGGCACCGAAGTTCAAACCTTGGCCGGAAGTCTGGCAAGAGATTCTCGATCTCCGCTGGCTCGACACGTCCGACTGCGATCTCGACTCCAACGAAGAAGGATGGTTGAGCGTTCACTGTCCTCTTCACTCCGACAGTTCTCCCTCCTTGCGCATCAATGTCACGGATGGGGGTATCCGGTGCATGGCAGGATGCGAGGTCGGTTCCAACTTGAACGAGTTGCTGGAACTGGCGCTTGACTCGGCCGCACGTCGTCACGGCACCAAGCCAAAGGACGTGGTTGGTGACCTCGCCGAGAGCCGGTTACTTCCGCGGGACTGGCTCATTGATGAGTTCGACGTGGGCAAGAGCCCTGGCGGCTATTCCATCGCCGGGTGCGATCCCTGGGTCGATCCGGCTATCGAGGATGAAACCAGCCTCTTTCACACTGATCACCGCATCTTCAAGCGTGGACGCTGGCTCCAACCCGATCAGACCAACCGCCCCAAGTATGCATGGCAGCCGACGTTCAAGGGCGAGAAGTTCGCTGCTAAGGATCTCGTCTACAACCTCTGGCGGGTGAACAGTCCGACCGTCTACGTCTGCGCCGGGCCGCCTGACGCGTGGGTGATGCACTTCAACGGGTTTCCAGCTATCAGTTTCGTGGCCGGCGAGGGCAGTTTGCCGAGTACCCGCGCAGTCAGTCGCCTTCTCGACAAGGGCGTGAAGGACGCCATCATCATCTACGACGTGGACGCTGCGGGCCGCGAAGGATCGTCGAAGCTGGCGAATTTTCTGTCTCGTGAAGGGATTGGTGCCACGATACTCGACCTCCCGGATGAGTTGGCGAAGTCGAAGAAGGGCTTCGACTTGAGTGACCTCTGGGTGCATGTTCGGGGCGACAAAGACGCGTTTGAGTCCATCCTCTCGACTTGCGAGAGCCGTAGCTACACCGTCAATGTGCGTGTGGAATCAGAGCGCGAGCGGCCTGCCGCTCCTGAGGTGTCCGCTCTCTCCGAAGATGGTTGGGTTGACCCCTTTCTGACATACGCGGAGGCCCTGAAGCACACGACTTCTGCGCCGGCCGAGTTTCACTACTTCTCCCTCATGAACGTCATCGGGGCCGTACTCGGCCGCCGGATTGCTGCCTTCTACGGGCGCCAGATTTTCCCGAACCAGTACACGTGCCTGATCGGCCCCACCGGGCGCGCCAAGAAGTCCACGGCGATGTCGTGGGCGGTTGAGGGGGTTGCACACTACATCGACGGCAGCCTGCGGATCTCGTCCGCAGGAGGAAGCGCCGAGGGTCTGCTTCAGGATTTGGCGTTCGCCGATGCTGACCCTGAAGAGCTTGATGTCATCCGCGCTGCGATGGGACAAACCAGCAGGAAGCGCGACAAGAACAACGAGATCATCGGGGAGGAACGTCTCTACGATAAGCTCCATCGCCGCGCGCTGATTCTTCAAGATGAATTCACAACGCTGCTGGCGAAGGCGAAGGGTGGCGGCCCCGGCGGCTCCACCATGATCCCCACACTGCTCAACGTCTTCAACACACCGGAACAGCTCCGCCTTCCAACAAGGAACAAACCCCTCGTCATCGTTCACCCCTACGTCAGCATCTTGAGTGGCAGTACGCCCGAATTCCTCGGGCGACACTTCTCTGAAGAGGACTGGCACAGCGGGTTCGGAAACCGTCTTCTATTCGTAGAAGGCCCCCTGCGCGAGGCGATCGCCCTTCCCCAAGTCCCGGATCAGGATGCGATTGACAAACTCATCGACTTCCTGCAACGCGTGTTCAAACGTTTCGAGGGCGCGGAGAGGTCGCTGAAGCCGATCAACTTCACGTTCACGAAGGATGCGGAACAGCGCTGGGTGGAACTGTTCAACGAATGGGAAGCGAAGTCGGCGACATTCTCGGTCAGCCAATTGGCCGCCACGGAGCGCACGACTGAGTACGCCTGCAAATTCGCGCTCATCCTTGCCGCCTGCGCCGTCACATCCGCCAACCAGGAGGAGACCACGATCGACGTGGAAGATGTCGAGATTGGTTTCTGTCTCGCCCGCTTCACCGCCAACGTCAGCCTGCGCCTCGTGGATTCCTTGCTGGCGTCTCATGACGCCCAGATGGAGGGCGAGATTCTCGCGTTCATCCGCGAACACGGCTCCGCCAGCCGTCGGAACCTACAGAAGCGGTTCTCGCGCTGGGGAAGCACCACATTTAACCGCCTCATGGACTCACTCGAACGCGCCGAGGTTATTCGAAAGAACACCGCCGAAGACTTCGTGGAGGAACTCAGAACTCGCGGGTAGGAGGACATCATGCTCAAGCTATTCGACGTGCTCGTGGGGCACCTTCCGCCGGGAACGCATCCCGGTGAACGCACTGGCTTCCGGCTTCAGTGCTGGGTCAACAGTATTCCTGCCGAGGATTCCGCGGCCGCTTGCGAAAAAGCGACGCACTTTTTATCGTTGCAGGGTAAGACCGGCCTGCGCGTGAAATCTTGGCGATATCACCTTGAGGCGCCAAGGCCCGGTGGCGAGGAAGAGCAGTGCGAGTTTCCCTCGACGTAGACGGCGTGACGGCTGGCTTCAACCAGGCTGTCGCCGCGCTTGCCAAGCAACTCAACGTTACCACCAGCTACGAGCTGCTCGACGCTTGGATCGATGATCACGAGGCGGAGTTCTGGAGTGGTCTGACGTGCGTGTTGACCCCGGCCGACAGGAAAGCCCTACGTGGCTTCCACGGCCGCGGCCATGCCATCTTCTGGCTCGCGAGTCGGCCTATAACGAACCGGATGCATGTGCTCACGCGGGAATGGCTCGCAAAGCAGCGCCTCCCCTCCAGCGATGCCCGCCACGTCATCCTGACAATGGACAAGGCCCGCGCCATGCGGGAGAACGAAATCACGAACCACCTGACCGATCGCATTCCACACGCGATGCAGATCGCGCTTGGAGGACGAACGGCCGTGATTCTTCGTCGGCCGTGGAATACACAGGAACTTTGGCTCTCACAGTCCGAGGAGCATTTCCAGGTCGTCGATTCCGTGGCGCAGTTCTTGGAGGCAGTGAATCAATGAAAACCCTCCCCAACGTGGCCCTCGTGGGCTGGATGCGAAGTGGGAAGGATTCCGTCGCTGCTTACCTCACGGAGACCTACGGATTTCGTCGCGTCTCGTTTGCGGACGCACTCAAGTCTGAAGTCTGCCAGGCTCTCAACAGCGTCCAACCCGGTATTCCGGGCGAGCCCGAGGCTTTCTGGACGCCAGAACGGCTCAACCAGTACAAACCACTCGTACGCCCCATTTTGCAGTGGTGGGGAACCGAATACCGCCGAAGTCAAGACCCGGACTACTGGGTTCGCCAGACCGCTGCGCTGATCTCGGGGCAGAAGGCCAGCCGATTCGTCGCCACCGACGCCCGTTTCACGAACGAACTGGACATGCTTCGCGCGCAAGGGTTTCGCATCGTCGAGCTATCGATGTCTCGCGTAGAACTCATGGAGTACCTCCATGACCACGGGACTTCACCCCAGAAGATTGACCTGCTGCTCAGTCACCCCAGTGAACAGGAGTGGCAGGCATACCCCAAGGATGCGTCGTTCGTCTCAAAGTTCGGCAACCTGCCGGAGCTGACCGCGGAGGTCATCGGATTCCTCAGCGGCGAGCCGGTTACCGCAGACGAGATGCCCGACATCCACGAGTTCTATGCCAACCTCTATCCCGATCTGTACTGCAACGCGGGACAGTACCGACATGGAGGCTCCAATGCCTGACCGCATCAAGGGACTCCCGGTCGATTCCAAGATTACGCTCGACGCCGCCATCTACGACTTGAACGAGGTCTACGAGGCGCTACGCATCGACGAGACTCACGTTCCCGACCAGCTTGCCGAACAGGCGTCTCTGTACGCATTCTGGAGCACGCTCGCCGAAGAAGCGGCCGTCACCGCTGAAGTCGAACGTCGGCGTCTGGATTACGTTGAGGCCGAGCTGGACGAGGCGATCCGGGCCGACGCCCGCCAGACCCGCGAAAAGATTACCGAGAAGCAGATCGAAAAGCAGATTACTCGGGATGACAAGTATCAGGACAGACTCGACATTCTCATCCAGGCCCGGCGTGACGCCGCCATCCTCGGTGTCGTCCGGCGTGCCCTCGAACAACGCCTCAGCGCCCTGATCGCCATCAATAACAGGGATCGCATGGAGTGGTCAGCCGGCCGCTCCGAATAGGCTTGTTTTATTTCTCGCACCTCCCTAGATTTTGAGTGAGAAGCGCGGGCGATCGTCCCGCGAGGAGGGGTTCGATGCCTTACGGGAAGACCAATCGCGACACCATGCAGCAGGAGAAGGTCGGCTCCGGCAGCGATTTCTGGAAGGCAGCCGACGGCGAGAACCGCCTCCGCGTGATGCCACCGTACTCACCCGAAGCGGACAGATTCTGGTACCGCACGGGCACGCACTTCGGCGTCGGCCCTGACGAGGCGCCCGTGGCCTGTCCCGAAGAATCCGGCGTCCGCGACTCCTGCTTCCTCTGCCGTCTGGCGAAGCGCCTCAAGAAGAGCCAGGCGCCGGAGGACGCGGAGGAAGGCGACACCATCTCCGTTCGTGTCGGCTACCTGATCAACATCGTCGATGTCAACCACCCCGAGGATGGCGTTCAGGTCTGGCGCTGCCCGCCGACGCAGTGCTTCAAGGTGATCAAGCGCCTTTACTTGAACGAGGACGAATACGGCGACATGAGCAGTCTGAACGACGGCTACGACCTCATCGTGATCAAGGAAGGGCAGGGACAGACGACGAAATACGACGTGCAACCCGCACGCCAGAACAGCAAGTTCCCGTCGTCCAAGTTGCTCAACCACCCGAGCGACAGCGTGGCCGCCCTTTACCAGGAAATCGCCAACGAGACCTTCGAGCTGCCCGATCTATCGAGGGTTCAGGAGTTCAAGTCCGACGCCGAGATGGAGGCCATCTACAACGGCACATCCGCCCCGGCCGCACGGCAGACGACCGAGCGGCGCGAACCGGCGCCGCGACAGCCCACGCAGGAATCCGAGGATGACCCGGAAGACCCAGGGAACAGCGAGGAGCCCACAGCTTCTCCGCCACCCGCCCGGGGGCGCCGGGCGGCCCCACCAGATCCGGTGGATGCCCCCGATCCCGCACCGACGCCGCGCCGTCGTGCGGCGGAAACCACCGAGCATCAGGCGCCCGCGACTTCCGGCAACAGCCGGCTCCGCGGCCGTGTGAGGAGTCTGGACTAACCCGTGCCCCGCACTCGCAAGACGACGACCACAAAAACACCAACGCAAGCGTCTTCTCTTCGAGACTCGATCATCGCGAAGATTGAAGGAGCTGTGCCGGCGGATATCCTTGGCGCTCCACACGATTTCATCTCGACGCGCTGTCTCGCGATCGATCTCGCGCTGCGCATGCCCGGTGCCCCCGTTGGTCGTCTGACAGTCATCCGCGGCTGGGAGCAGGCAGCGAAGTCCACGCTCGGCCTGCACCTCTGTCAGGAGACGCTGCAACGCGGCGGGGTGGCCGTCCTCCTCGACACGGAGTTCGCCTACGACGAATACCGCTCCCAGAAGATGGGTATCAACACTAACGAGAACGACCCAGACGGTCTCATCGTTAGACAGCCGCAGACCATTGAAGACACGATCAAGCTCATCGAAGAAATCATCGAAGCGACCCGTGAGGAGTCTCCCGACACACTCCTCACGATCGTCTGGGACAGCGTGGCCGCCACGGACACCGCGGCATCGCTGGAGAACGAGTTCGGTGAGTCGCAGCGTGCTGGTGCCCACGCTTCGCTGATGCGCCAAGCACTCCGGCGCATCAGCAAGAAGATCGCACAGAGCCAGGTGTGTCTGGTGATCATCAACCAGAACAGCGAGGCCGTGAACATGGGGCCGTGGGCCGGCATGGGCAACACCGACGAGAAGGACTCGATGGTGGCCAAGCGCCCGCTCCAGTTCTACGCCAGCGTGATCATCAATATGTACAAGGCCGGCGAGCTGAAGCGCGGCTCCGGTGACAAGGTGATCACCTATGGCGTCAAGGTCAAGGGCAAGGTGGTCAAGAACAAGTGCTCCCATCCCTTCGGGACATTCGAGGCGCACTGTCTGTTCGACACGGGATTCGACAACGACTACGCGTACTTCGAGACCGCTCTCAAGCTCGGCATGTTGATCAAGCGCGGGTCGTACTACCGCCTTCCCGACTCGGAGAAGTCGTTCACCGAGGCTACCTTCGGCGCCGTGCTCGATGAGACGCTGGGCCTGCGCGAGAAGATTCTCGACGCAGCCCGTGAGACGCTCTGGCCGCTCGCGGCCAAGGAAAAGTATCTGAACGGGGTGAGTGACCCCGCGCAGGAATCACCCACCCACGAAGAGCAGGAGGAAGAAGAACCAGAATGAAGAAGTGGATTTACGGATCAGTGATTGCCTTGGCAGTCGCGGCAGCGGCGCTGTTTGCGACCGTCTCTCGGCCGGCAACGCCGGCCTTCGCGTGGTCAAACCCGCAGGTCACCGCGCTGTGTGCGACGGACGCTAACACGTTCCGCTTCCAGGTCACGCTTGGCAATGAGCCCAACGGTGACATGGAGTGGTCGTGGAGTAGCATCTTCGTCCCCAACACGAACATCACCTTGTTGGAGCCCGGCACGTCCATCGTGGTCGTCCCGAGAAGTGGTCATGTGACCGGCGATATCTGGCGCATCCGGTTCGACGACGATAACGGGGCGAAGGGATCGGCGGCTGCGAACGGCAACCTGTGCGCGACACCCACGGCTACGAATACGCCGACTCCGACTTTCACGTTCACTCCGACGGAAACGCCGACTGAGACACCCACGGATACGCCGACTCCGACCTTCACGCCGACGGATACGCCAACCGCGACCAACACGGCGACCTCGACTTCGACTTCGACTTCGACTTCGACTTCGACTCCGACTCCGACTCCGACGGCAACGGACACACCTCGGCCGACCCGGACTCCGACCAACACGGCGACGCCGACCGATATCCCTTGCACCGACGTGCTGGCATGTGTGACGCAGGAGCCAACGGATACACCGGCGCCGGAGCCGACTGAAGACCAGCCACCGGCAGTGGTGATCGATCTGCCGGATACGGGTGACGGGCCGAACCCGCGATCCGTGGGCCGGGACGTTGTGTTCCTGTTGTCGATCGTCGGCTTCTTGTTTGTCGTCTCTGCTCTTGCCCTCGCGGCCGGCGCGCTCAGCCGCGGCCGCCGCGGCTGAGACCAAGGGAGAAGTCGTTATGCGGGGGCCGCTGGAGGTTCATCTATCAACGGGCGAAGTCGAGGCAATCCGCCAGGCTATCCCCAAGCTGAACCTCCGCGTGCCCCCGCTGACGTACAACCGAGAGAACCGCATTTCATCGATCCTGATCGGGTTCCTCGGTGAATGGGCCGCGTTTCACTGGGCACATCCTGAAGTCCCGCTTGACGAATGGATGAAAAACGCAACACGTGACCCGCGGCGCCGCGACGATGATGGAGACCTTCGTCTTGAAGGACGCCGCATCGAAGTTCGCTCCCGTCGTATCTTTTCCGAACCCACACTTCGAGACACGTTCAACACATCGTACGACCGTCTTCCGCCCCCAACTCGCGACTTGATCCTTTTCGTCTGTGTCTCGGGACGCCTCCACCGCGCCTGGCTTGTTGGATGGCTCGCGCGTGACGAGTGGCTTGCTCGCTCCTACACCGTAATGCCCGGTGACCGTCTCGGAAACGGGCCGGCATTGGCGACCACGCTCAACATCGCGATTCGGTTCGGTGATCTCCGCGATATGGACTCGCTGGCCGAATATCTCAGGATGCCTGTCCATGCTTGAGTCTGTTGAGATCACGAACTACCAGTCCATCGAGGAGGCCCATCTCGCCTTCGGCCGCCTGACTGTCATCGTAGGGCCGTCAGGGCGCGGAAAATCCGCCTTGCGCCGGGCGCTTGCCGCAGCGTTGTTCGGCCAGGTCGGTGAAGACTTCATCCGGTTCGGGAAACAGAAGGCGACTGTGACTCTCGCGTTTGACGGCGGACGCGAGCTGGTCTGGGAAAAGCATCGCGACAAGGGTGCCACCTACACACTCGATGGAAAGCTGTTCACACGCACCGGACGCGCCGTACCCGATGAGGTGGCGGAGGCGTTGGCTGTCCGTCGTATCGACATTGACAAAGACCTCACTCTTCGCCCTCAGTTTCAGGATCAACACGACCTGCCGCTCCTACTCATGGAATCCCAAACGATGGTCGCTCGCGCACTGGGCCGTTTGACGAAGCTCCAGCTCATCGTCGAGGCCCAGGTTGAATGTCGCCGCGACCGCACGCGCGCCGAACGTCGGGCGCAGGCGGATCAGGAAGAGGGAGATCGACTCAAGGAACAACTTGAGACGTTTCCAGACCCGGATGAACTCGCAGACGCAATGGCGGGAGTGGCGCCGGCGATGACCACGGTGAACGCCCTCATCGACCAAGTGCAGACGATCGACGCGTTGACTGACAAGTTGACCGTGGCGAAACGCCTCGCCGAGCTTGAGGTGCCATCGGAAAAGGCGTTGAACGCGGCCGCCGCGGCTGTTGAACGCGCGGAAGCGGTGACCGCCAAGATCAGGAACTATCGCCGCGCATCGGCTCTGCTAGACGTAGCACAGGCAGAATCCGAGGCGGCGCGTGAGGCTGTTTCGGCCGCGACCAATGCCTACGACACGTTCGTAGAGTCCATCGGTGCCTGTCCCATGTGCGGCGGCAGCGGCAAGCTGGAGCGGGCGTGATGAGATATCTCGTCGTAAACGACTGTCATGTTTCGGATACGCCACCGGCCAGCCGAACACCTGAGTATGGTCAGCAGATCATGGCGAAACTCTACGAATGCTGGGACATCGCGCGCGCGTCGCAGTGCGATTTCATCTTGATCAGCGGCGATCTTTTTCACAAGTTTCGGGGCTGGATTGTTGCCTATCGGACATTGATTCAGCTTCTTGGCTTATTCAAAGAGGCTCCGTGTCCGGTCTACGCCATCGCCGGTAACCACGATCTGTCCTACGAAGGCGTCGGCTCGATTGGCCGCATGCCCTTTGGAGTGCTGGCGGAAGCGGGCGCGTTCCACTGGCTCTCGGAGCCGTTGGTCGTGGGGCCGTTCGCCGGTGAGTCGGCTCTACTTGTGCCGCGAAACTGGGAACCGTACATCGATCACGTCCCCACAGCGCTCGATCTCACACCGAAAGAGCGCGAGATGACGCGGCTCGCCACGTACACAATTATGATTGCGCATGCCGCCATTTTTCCGAAAGGCCACGATCCGATCTACGCACATCACAAAGTCTCGAACTTGCAGACAGACTGCATAGACGTATTGCACGGCGCGCATATTCACGACGAGCTGGGAGTGCATGAACTTCCGAGTGGCTGCTGGTTCGCCAATGTGGGCTCTCTTGCACGCGTGGACGCGAGTCCGAGCAGTCTCAACAGACGACCGGCCGTGTTGTTGGTTTCTCTGGAGAAGGGACAGATCGATTTCGAGATCCGGCGGCTTACAACGGCTCTCCCCCCATCCGAGGTCTTTCAGGAGAGCCCCGAAGAAATAGAGGGCTTGGGAATTGAAGGTTTCGCCGATGCCCTCATGTTGCCACTTGAAGTTGACGAGACTCCGCTCGACGATTTGATCAGCACACTGACGAAGGGCAAATCACCGGAAGTCGTCCAGCGCCTTCGACGCTATTTGCAGGAGAACGACCATGCCGAAACAACAGTCCGCCGTTGAGCGTGCGCTGGAGCTGCGCGCCGACCTCGATTCCGCTCGACAGGCTGCCGCCGCTGCGGATGCACGTGTCAGTGATGCTCAGAAGACAATGGCCCAGGTTGAACAAGAACTGCGAGACGCCGGCATTGACTCGGACAAGGATCTCGACGCCCAGATCGACGCTCTTGTGGACGAAGCGCGCAAGAAGCTAACGAAGATTCAGACCAGTCTCGACCGGGTGAGTCACGTACTCCGGGGAGCCGCGTCGTGAGCAAACTCGCCGAGATCGAGAGCACCGCCGCTGGACTGGCACGTCATTCAAACCTTCTCGCGAACGACATCGCGCGTGTTGAAGGGGCACGTTCAACCGTGGCCGAGAACCTTCGCGCCGCTGCCGAACGTGCAGCCGCGGCCTCAACCGATGCCGAGATACTGGAGGAGGTGCTCCAGATCCTCCAGGGCATGGAACGGGCCTGGCAGCGGACGTTTGAGGAGGCATTGGAGACCGTTGTTTCCGACGGCTTATCCACCGTATTCGGGGAACGTATCGAGATCCGGCTTGAGTCCAAGACTAAGGGTGACCTTACGGCACTGGAATTCCGCATGCGCCGGGGAGAGTTGGAGACCGGCATCGAAGGTGCCCAGGGAGGTGGGTACGCCGTCGTCACGGCCTTCCTCGTGCGGGTACTGCTCATTATGGCCGCCCGGCCGGCCCTCCGCCGGCTCCTTGTCCTTGATGAGCCCTTTGCGCAGGTCAGCCCCGAGTTCCGGCGCCCGGTTGCGGAGCTGGTTGGGGTCTTAACCACTCGTCTCAAGTTCCAGTTGATTCTGATTACACATGAACGCGAATTCGTGGAGGTTGCGGATGCCGCCTACCAGTTTGAGCTGGTGGAGGGAGCCAAGGTCTCCACGACACGCGTGCGCACGCTTCGGGCGCCCTCACAATAATTTTCGTGCCCTCGCTATAATTTCGGCTGAAGCAGCCGAAGGGGGCGAGGCCGATGCGCGTAGTTGGATGCGACCCGGATACCAAGGCGCTGAACGTCGCACTGATCGATACGTCGGCCGCGGAACGTCCTGGCACGTTGCAGATACGGGCCAAGGGCAAGACGGCCGAGGCCCGCCTACCACTGCTTGTAGAGGCAGTCGAAAAGTGGTGCGCGGACAACGCGGATGTCGATTGGGTCTACATCGAAAAGCCAACTCTCCAGCGCTTCGGCGGGAAGGCAAACGTCACTTCCCACGATCTCCAGGTCATCGTCCTTGGTGTCTACCTGAGTGCCTTCGTCCGGTTCGGGATCAAACACTCGATCGTGGACAACATGGTCTGGAAGAGAACATTGCTCGGTACCGGGAAGGCGAACAAAGACGACATCAAGGCGTGGGTACTGACAGCCTTCCCGGATCTTCCCACCGACGAACCGCAGGATCTCTACGATGCAACGGCCATTGCTGCCTACGGCCGGCTGGTCTTGCAAGGGCACTAGGAAACGGAGCAGAGAATGGCACGCGGTCGAACGACACCCACCACCCTGAGGGAGATATCCAAGGCGCGTGCCAAGAAGATCAAGGAGCGGATGGTCGCGCTGGGATCGGCCGGTGAGCTGTCCGTCACCGAGATTGCGGCAGCCGTGAACGAGGAGTTCGCTGTTGCCCTGTCTCGCGAATCGGTGTACAGCGTTCTCAAACGCTCTGGTATCCGAATGGAGTACGCCTACATCGATGGTTCGAAGGCGCAGGTCAAGCGCCGCGAAGAAAGCCTCGATCAACTTCGCAGCGAGCTACAAGAAAACGCGGCGGCCTTCCTCGCGGACTATCGGCCTCTCGCTCCGGTGCCAGCCCAGCTTCGTGCTACTCGTCTGGAAGAGATGGGGTTTGACTCCCCCATCGAGGCGATCATCCCATTCCACGACCTTCACTTCGGGAGCTTCATCGACCCGCGGGTGAGTGCGGGCTTCGCCTACTACGACCCCGATGTGGCGCGCGAGCGTCTTGTGCGCTGGCGCAACCTCGTCCTGCGCTTCACGCAACGGGAGCAGCTCACGACAACACTGGAGAACGCCCATTTGCTGGCGCTCGGCGATGACATCGAGGGTCACGGCGAGATGTTTGGCACACAGAAGCTCGGGATGGCCGAGCCGGTCGGTTTCCAGGTGCTCGGTTTCGTGGATGACATGAGCAACGTCCTCCTGTCCTACCTCGAACGCTACAAGCACATCACGGTCTACAAGGTGCATGGCAACCACGGACGAATCACCGCCAAGGCGCGTGACTCATATCCGCCCGACAACCTCGAACTGACCGCTTGGGGCAACATCGCCGATCGTGTGCGCGTTCACACGGGTGGCGATTGGCTTCCCATGACTCCGGCCGGTGTGCGCGTTTTGAAGGGCGGCATGATTGACTTCTACATCGCGTCGTCGCCGGTGATGCTGCTGGAGATCCTCGCCTTCAAGTTCCTGATCATGCACGGCCACGGCGTCAAGGGTCTTGCCTCGACGTACTGCATGACGCCTGAGACGCCTGTGCTCACGCAAGACCTACGGTGGATGCCAGCCGGTGAACTGTCCGTTGGACAGCCCATCATCGGATTCGATGACGAGGCTGAAGAGCGTCATTTTCGTCGCGCCACCGTGACGGCCACCGGCAAGACCGTGGCCCCAGTCTACGCCCTGCGGCTCGCCAATGGTGACATGATGCGCGTCACAGACGAACATCGGCTGCTGGTGAAGTTCCCCGGCCACAATGAGGGGGCCGGTAAGACAATGTGGGCGCGCGCCGACATGCTTGCCGCGCGTTACGCGCAGACCACATACCCCGGCAAACACGGTGACAGTCGCGTGAAGGTTTCTCTCTATGTGCGCCCGTGGGAAGCACCTAAGAATGACCGTGTTGAGGGGCTGCTGGCGGGAGCGTTTGACGCCGATGGGTCGGCTACATTCGGTCGCAAGAACCGCTGGCCCTGTCTTCGGTTCACACAACAAGACAATGGCCTGCTCGTCGCTGTCGAAGAGGCGCTGACCGAGAAGGGCTTTCAGTACAAGAAGACGCTCAGTCAGGCTCCGCGTGGTGGGAACATCTGGCAGGTGCAGGTGCAGGGCGGGCGCTCGGAGCAGCTTCGCTTTCTCGGCCAGATTCGTCCTGCGCGTTTACTTGAACTCTGGGACAAATGGGACATCGACGCGATGCACCTCATTGCGGAAGAGGCAGTTCCCATCGACTCCGTGGAATACGTCGGTCAGCAAGAAGTCGCCACCATCTCGTCCAGCACTGGTACTTACATCGGTGCCGGGTATGGACAACACAACACCGGGGCAATCGACACCAAACTCCGCTACAACTCGATCATCGGCGAGACGATCAACTACCTCGTGAAGGCGCACCTACACGAGTCTCAGCAGGCCGAGCACGAGATCGGTGGCGCCATCATCCAGGGCGGCTGTTTCGTCGGCCCCTCTCTCTTGAGCATCTCGGGTTCTCGCCCACAGGCGAACTTGCCCAGTCAAGAGCTGTTCTTCATGCATCCCAAGCATGGGAAAGTCCATCACGAAGTCTTACACCTTGCCACAGTCAAGGAGATGCGCCAGTTCCACGAATGGGTCGGGCGCCGATGAAATCCCAGTTCAAGTCCGGCGCCACTGTCTCGAAGTCCTGTCCCCGGTGCGGCGGCGACATGATCTTCGATGTCGATCGCTGGAACGGCCACCGCTGGGAGGAGTTCACCTGTATTCAGTGTGGACACACGATGAGCCCCGAAGACATGATTTCGGTCGTCCAGCGGCGCCAGAAGGGACGCCTTCCTGTAGCTAGGTGA